AAGAATGAGATGGAACCCCAACGGTGATGATAGTCGTCCACTCATTGAGGACTACCTCGCTGAGACAGGCCACGAGGAGGAGGCCGAGTCCTACCGCATGAGTACCTATGCGTGGAGTCCACTGCTCACGCCCGACAAGAAACTGCGGGTCACCAAGTCAAGCCTCGGTACCTTCGGTTGGTGTCGCCAGCAATACTACCTTGAGAAGTTCAAGGGCTTGCGTGGAGAGACAGTCGCTCACCACATTCGTGGGTTGAATGTCCACGACATGATGGAATGGTTTTGGGCAAACTTCACTACTGAACAAGAGGTTGAGGTATTGGCACTGGCTGATGATGTACCCAAGGCTCGCCAATTGTTTTACGCCGCTATCCCTACACCACCCGAACCTTACATTTATGGTGAGGATGAGCAGATTGCTCAGTGGACTGAGTGGCAGTTCCAACGCCTCCTGCACACTGGTGGTAAGCAATGGCGACCTACGGGAGTTGAGGCCAATGTCCACGCTACACGGTTTGTAGAAGTGGACGGCGAGGCTATTCCTATTCACATCAATGGATTCATTGATACGCTGTTTGCTGATGATGACGGCTTTGCTCTCATGGAATTGAAGACGGGTAAGTACAAAGCCCGTAGCAAAGTCCCATCCATGCGAAAAGAAATGGCGTTTTACAAAATGATGCTGGAACACAGCAAGCACGCTGAGTTCCTACCCATCACCCATTGGGGGTGGGAGTTTCCGGGTGGGGGCATCAATGGGGGCGAAGGCCCAACGATTTACTACGAGCCTACTGAGAAGAAGTGGGCGGCGATGAAGTCTGTGGAGAAGGCACTTGAAAAACTGGTGAAGGCTCACATAGACATGGACTTCCCTCCCGACCCATGGATGGGTAGGAAGCGAGAAGATGAAACACTTGAGGACTTGTTGGAACGCAACGGCATGAAATGTTCGTGGTGCGACCACAGGGAACACTGTTCCTTTTGGTCACTAACTGATGAGTTCCTTGACGATATAATGGAGGAAAAACAATGAGAAATGCAGTGATGCTATTGGAAAAAGTGTTGAACGACACAGTGAACGAAGAGAAGTACAGGGTGCGAGTCCAAGTGACGAAGCAAGGCAATTTGCCAAACCGTGCGGCTTTCATCCGAAAGTCGTACAGGCAAACAACTTTGCATCAATTCATGGACAGCGGTATTGGTGAAACACCACACACCGTTGGCCCACTGGACATCATCTACACCGTGCAAGCATGGTACATGAAGAGTGAAAACATTTCCGATACGCAAGATAGTTTGAAGAAAGATTTGAACGAATACCTGTTTAGCCTACGGTGATTGTAGTGCCCTTCGTGCCCATTGATTATCCTCGTGAGGTGCTTGAGTTATCAAGCACTGGGGATAAGGGCTGGCGGCGCATGGTAAAAAACGCTGAGGAATTAGAATCCTATTGGCGAGGCAAGAGTGGTAGCGGTAATGTGTACTTCACTGCCTACGGCTACACAGCGACACAGGCACCAAAGCACCACCGTGTGGACTACAACACACCACTCATTCATCACTTTGTGATGGACTTTGATTGCAAGGACTTTAACAACAAAGGTGCTGATGTAGCGTTTGATGTACCACAGGAAGAGGTACGCCGCCTGCATCAATATCTTATGAGTAGCAACACCCTACACTACATTTGGTTTAGCGGTGGTGGATTCCATGTATGGATTCCGTTGGCTGAAACACTCGTACCGAAAAGTGGTAGCGAGGTTTCTCGCATCAAACAGTCGGGGCGGGTGTTGATTAAATCATGGGAAAAAGAAATTGGGCCGTTAAACTGTAACGACCCAACTGTGATGTTTGATACCAGTGGTATGATTCGCATACCCAACTCGTACAACGCCAAGCGCGGTGCGTGGTCTGTACCACTCACCAGTGAAGAGGTGATGACCCTCTCGTTTGACGGTTTGATGGACAAGGGTATGGAAGCACACAGTGGGTACATCGCCCACGGCGAAAATAAATTACTGATGAATTTAATTGAAAATAAGTTTGCTGTCAATTATGACCTCAAGCCGGTGGACTTGCCTACCGTATCACTCAACGACATTCACATCCTCCCTTGTTTATCTCAAGCGGCCATGGGTGGGGGCAACCCACCGCACCGGGCAAGGTATCATTTCGCATCGTACTTGGCTGACCGTTTCCGTATGTTCTTCCCTGCTTGGCGTGTAGGAAACGAAGAGAAGGAAGAACACATAAGGAACATCGTGAGTATCTGTGAACAACAGGAATGGGTGGACTACCGATACGAGAAGACTGAGGAACAAGTGAGGAGCATTGTCATGACAGGATACTCTCATGCCACCTGTTCAACATTATATACTGAAGGCTTCTGTATGGGAAAGTGCAAGTATTACGATGGTACGGGTGTGAATTAAATGAGGAATAAATGGGTTATCAAGAGATTAACTAAAATGCTCTACGAAACAAATGGTGCTGTTTCAATTGAAACACTGTACGATGGGTGTCTCAGTTTGAAACAATCACCAACAAGACAGCACATAGGCACAATCCTCTCATCCATGAAGAATGTAGAGTTTGTAGAAGAAGGTGTATGGAGGTTAAAGGATGAAACCCCAACTGATAATTGACAGCAATGAGCGTGGCTTGCTTTGCGAATCCGTAGAGCGCAAGGCCACTAAAGCAGGATTAACCGTGGCACGCCAAGTGTTGGTGGTTGGAGACTACCAACTTGGTGGGGCGTGCGTTGAAGCCAAGAGCATAGGTGATTTGTTTCAGTCAAGCCACAGTGGACACCTGTGGCGACAACTGGATAACATGGATGCCAACTACGAGCGTTTCTTCCTTGTCGTACACGGCGACATCGCCAAATACATCGCCATGGCGAAAAGGAATGGGCGAACAAAAATTTCATATTCAAAAGTGCAAAATGAATTGATAGGCACAATGGCTCGGTTGATGGCTGATTTTGATTGCCAAGTGTTTTACTGCAACAATGTGAGTGAAGCCGCATCGTTCATTGTGCGTTTGCATGGTAAACTACACAAGCCAGCGAGCAAGCACGGAGCGCAGGCGATACGCCGTGTAGCCTCCAATGACTTACGCCTTGACATGCTGATGACTGTACCGGGTATCGGACAGGAGACAGCCGAGAAGTTGCTTGAGAAGTGTGGGAACATTGAGGAGATGTGCTTCCCCGAATCCATCAAGCAGGTGAAAGGGCTTGGAGAAGTGAGAAGAAAGATGCTTGTTGATGTACTAACGAGTGAGGAGCCTGTGCGTCAAGAGCGCAGGGTTCGTCGTTGAGTATATAAATCGGCAAAGAAAGAGGGGATGAAGAACATGTTACTCAAAGAATACCGTGCCGTTGAACGATTCCCCATTTTGAAGGCTTACCTTCATCACTTTTCACAGACCTCAATGAAGAATGAGATGCCGGGTTTGCTGTCATTCTTTTTCATTCAAGGACAAACTACACTACCATACCTCCGGTTACCTACTGGTGATACTCACCTTGACTTGCGAGTGCATGTCTTTTGGATTCAACCGTCCCGTACAGGGAAATCAATCGCTTGGAACTTTATCAGTGACATTATGGAGCAGGCTGAGATTCCCTTTGAGTTGTTTGCATCGGGTACTGATGCAGGTTTGATTGGCTCAACCAACGCTATTCTTGATGACAAAGGAAAACCTACTGGTGATGTAGAAACTGTAGAGGGTCTTCTTGCGGGGCGTAAGGGTATCAATTTTGACGAAGGTTCCATCCTTCTTACACCCAACAAGCACAGCCAAGAGACAGTATTGTACCTACAGACGGCGTGCAACCCTGTGGGTAGCGGCAACAACACACTCGTGAAGCACATGAAGGGAAACAAAATTGAGTGTCCCTCAATGGTGTCGTTGTGGATTACCACTTACCCACCAAAGGGTGTCAAAGATTATGTTCTCACGAAGGGTATCTTTCAGCGTGTGCTGTTGTACTATCGCCACTGGGACATGGATGAGCGACAGGAGGTAAGCAATCGCCGTCTTGGTACATTCTTTGGCCGACCGCCCAAGAATGAAATCACCAAGGATGATTTGTATGCGTACTTCAAGGATACAGACAAGCGTATTCGTGACCGCCTACTTGACATGGGTGAACTCACCTTCACACAGTGGTCGGAGATGAGCGGTGATGACAAAGAGATAGTTGTACAGGAGCACATGTGGGAGATGTTTACCCCATCCGACGATTATCAAACGGCTTTGTATCAAGCGTCCGATGAGTTGTACGACCTGTTGCGAAACATGAGTCCATCCATGTCCGAGATTGTGGCATCGTTTACTCCCGCCATTGAGAACTACTTGGGTATCTTCTCAGTACACATGGCTATCCTTGATGAGAAGTGGGAGGTCACTGCGGAGCATGTGGACTTGGCTCACGAGATTTTGATTGACTTATTCCAAAACCTCATCGCATGGCTTGAGGATTCAGTTGAGGTTGGTGGCAACAAGCAGAAAGAGTCTAAGGCTCATGAGGGTATGATTGCCGCTTACAATGAATGTCAAGCCTACGAGATTGATGGGCATGGCGACGGGTGGCGATTACGCTCCATGTTCTTCAACATCTACATGGAGAAAGCCAAGGTGTCCAAGAGCACCGCCGAAAGACACTTCAAGGATTACGGTGGCTCCCTGTTTAAGAGCAAGAAGAGCGGTGGGCGTGTGTTCATTCGCAAGGTAGGCGATGCACAATGAGCGACATACTGGCACTGGATATTGAAACTGCGAACTTTTCTCATGAAATAGGTGGGTGGCACAACACTCACTTGTTTGAGCCATCGGTGGTCGCTACATGGGACGGGCACGATGGAACGATTTACTGCAACGAGGGATTGGATGTGGACAACAAGGTGAAAGCCTTGCACCCACGCACCCTCGGTGACGATTTAGCCAACCATGTGGAGAAGGGTGGTAAAATCCTTGGACACAACATAAAGGCATTTGACTTACCAGTGCTGAGGGATGCACTGGATTGCTGGACAGCCAGCGACTTGATGAAGTCGGATGCTGTCGTTGATACTCGCAACTTGGTACGCAGTGCCGCATTAAGTGTTGGGAGGGTGGATACATCGCTTGGTATGCTTACCAAGCACACCTTCAACACCAATAAGTTGATGAACAGTGCGGATGCACCCGTGGCTTGGAGAGAAGGCCGGTATGATGAGGTGGCGAAGTATTGCTTAAGCGATGCTCAACTTACCTACGACTTGTATCAGTTTGGAAAAGCCGAGGGACATGTCCTCTCAAGGAGCCTTGAGTCGGGAGAAGTTGTAGAAATAGAAGTGGAATGGTGAAGAACATGACAGAAAAAGATAGCGCAAAAGGCGGAAAAGCACAGATACACAACATTCGGGCGGCGAAGACGGTTGCAGAAACCGTCAAGACAACGCTTGGCCCGATGGGTATGGACAAAATGATGGTTGATGGTGGCGGTAATGTCATCGTCACGAATGACGGAGCAACAATCCTGCGAGAGTTGGATGTCTCCCACCCCGGTGGGAAGATGATTGCAGAAGTCGCTCGTACCCAAGAGTCGCTGTGTTACGATGGAACAACAAGTACGGTCGTCCTTTCGGGACAACTGCTCGGCAACAGCGAGATGCTGTTTGAGAAGGGGTTGCACCCCAATGTGATTTGCCGTGGTTATCACGAAGCCGCTCAAATGGCGGTGAAGTATCTCGTTAATGAGGTAGCCCAAGACAGCGATGACCGTGACAGGCTCGTGCATGTAGCCAAGACCGCCATCACTGGTAAGACCCTTGAAACGGCTCTTGATGCCGTGGCGGAACTGTGCGTGAGCGCAGTGGAGAAGGCTGGCGATGCTGAAAGTGTCAAGGTTGTTTCGTTCCCCGGTGGCTCACTTGAGGACTCATACCTGTACAACGGTGTGATTGTCAACAAGGACTTCGTGCTTGAAGGTGACAACGATTACCAAAGCATGTTGCTCATCAACACGGGTCTTGAGACTGAGAAGGCTGAGGACAATGTGCAGGTGCAACTTGATGCTAAGTCGTATCAGTCCTTCAAGGGTGCAAGTAAAGCCGACTTGGTGGCCAGTGCAAAGCACATCGTAGATGCCATGCCCAAGGGCGGTGTCGTGTTCGTGCGTGATGGTGTGAGCGACATGGTGTGTTCGTACCTCAAGAAGAACGGTATCATGGTCGTGCGTCGTATGCCTGAATCATCCATGCGTGCCTTGGGTCGCATGTCCGGTCTTGACATCGTGCAGGTGCCCGAAGAGATTGAAGGTGCCGCCGATGTTTCAATTACTCGTGAAAGAAAAAATGATATTTGGTATTTATTTGTTGGTAGCGAACAAGAGAATGAAGAGGCCACGCTGGTCTTGCACGGTGCTACCTCGCACACGCTGGAAGAAGTTGAGCGTGGGTTTGATGACGCACTGGGTGTTGTCTCGCTGGTCATGAAGAGTGGGCAGTTCGTCGTTGGTGGAGGCAACGCCTATGTGCGTATGGCCACGCACCTGCGCCAACATGCCGCCTCAGTGGGTGGACGGGCACAGATGGCCATTGAGTCGTTTGCTGATGCCTTGGAGGTCATTCCTGCCACCATCGCTGAGAATGCTGGTCATGACCCACTGGACACGATTCTCGCTATGCGCCACGAAATCCTACAGGGTAGGGTGTCGGTTGGCCCGGATGTCACCGAAGGTGGTGTGCGGGACTTGCTGGCTGATGGTGTGATTGAACCTGTAGCATTGGTGCGTCAAGCCGTGCTGAGTGCTGGTGAGGTCACTAACGCTATTCTACGCATTGATGACATCGTGGCTCGTCGCCCTACGCAGTGATACCATGGGAAAACTGATGGACAAGTTGAGGCAGAAGTGCCCTGTGTGCAAAGCGTATGAGATACCTCGCCGCCTTCGTGGTCGCTTCATTGACTACGGTAGTGAGCGTGTGTATCTCTTGCACTGTCGCAAGTGTGGCTTCTTTTGGCTTGACCCATCAGTGAAGAAACTCAAGCCGTATCGTTTGAAGGGTATTTATTTGCACCCGTCAATGGACGAAGAGGAGTAATCACTGCAACCGCACAAAAGTCGGGTCGGTGGCGTGGCTTACCGTACATACAAAGCGTGCATACCCACCGTCAGCGTCAGCGGTATCACCAATGGCTGATGTGGTAGAGTTGGTCAGTGCGAAGGTGCCGGTATTTGAACCATGAGTGTTTTTTATCTCAATGATGTAACCAGCAGGGAATGGGCCACTTGTAGTAACTGCAAACGACCCACCGGGTGTTAGCACGAGGATGTTTGCATCAGCCGAGGTGATGTCAATGCTCGTGGCTGTGCTGGTCAACACACGGTCAAACACGGAACGGGTAAAGCGGGCGGCGTGGGTGCCGCTGTAGTACAGTACATCTTTCGCACTATCGCCAGCAGTTGTGCTTCCAATTTGAGAGCCGAATGATTGCCACAACGCACCAAAGCGGCTTGCGGTGAAATTACCTGTATCTTGGTTGTAAGCATCAAGTTCAGTGTGTATGTCCACAGGGGTTGTAGCACCTACGGCCCCACTGGTCACTGGTGAAAGGTACATTGGGGTAGGGCGCACAAACACTCGCTTGTCATTGCTTTCACTGATGGACAACTTAAGGTCGCCACCCGATGCAGAATAAACAACACGAAGAACTGCAAGCACAACACTTTGCTTTACATCAAGACTTGCTAAAGGAGTGCTAAGAAATGCCGAAGGTGTAGTGGGATAGGTGTTAGATGATGTAGCCACAGGTGTGCCCAATTCCCATGTGATGCACTCTTCCGCAGTGTTGGTGCTTACATACACGACAATCAAGGCTTCCTGTCCACTGGTCAGTGCACTGTAATTTGAAGTGCTGGTATGGCTCCCTTGACGAGCATGATGGCTACTTGTTTGCAACTCCACATCTTGGGAAGAACCCGGCCCACCTGCAAACTTGTACAACACTCCATCAAGCACTGCGTGACCACCCGCTACCCGCACAGTGTATGTGTTTGTGACTTGTTCACAAACACCCGGTAGGTCTTCGGGATTATCACGAATGCTTGCCGTACCTGCTGTGTCTTCTTCAAGGATGATACCGTTCCCATGCACACCCTCAAGCATGTTTGTGAGGGAGGGGCTGGTGATATGTTCACCGTCTTCTAAACTGTCTGTAAAGACCCCGCTACCAGTCATTGCTGATGCGTGGTTTGCCGCTGTATGTCCCGATAATGGATTGCCTGTCATCATGCCACCTCAATTGCGATTTGGATTTTTAATTCATTTGCTGATGATTTAGTTATAGGGGAAATTGTGTACCGAGCCACGGGCGTGAAATCGCTTGTATCACGGAACTGGATGTACACCTCCTTTATTTGGTCAGCAAATGTAGTGTCATAGGGTAGTTTGGCCTCAACGAGTAGAGAGGTGTCGTCCACGATGGTGATGGTGGGGGTAAGGGTGATAGCAGGGCGACCCGCCGAGCCATCGTCAGTGGTGGCTGGTGTGCCGTCAAAGCCCAAAATCACCTCGTTGATGTTGCTGGCGAGTGTGTCAAGCAACAACCTTCGCATGTAATCGCTAATCGGCATAGATGTTCCTCCTTTCCACTGTCTTGTTTACTCCAATAGGCAAGCCATTTCCGCCTATCAGTCCACGATTATGTGTTCCCTTCACACCACCGATAAGGTATGCTGTGTTAAATACTCCTCTTTCCTTAACGACCGATACGATACGCAACTCCACCTTGCCAAACAAGGCCAAGTTCTGTTCCACCACCTGCACATAGGTGGCGGGGTTGCTGTCGTTTGCGCCCACGCTACTGCCCTCGGCCACGCCCTGTAGGATGCCCTCAATACCCGTATCTAAGTTCATCATTGTGAGGTCGCTCATGTTCTTCATTGGCATGTGTTTAACCTCAGTAACTACTTTGTTACCACCGTCATACTTGACAGTCATACCGGGACGCAGATTGAGTAGGTTGAGGTGGCCAGCACTGGATATAGAGCCACGGATGAGCGAGCGTGATTTGAGTACCTGCCGTGCTACACGACGGGCGGCGTTGGTGGTGCGGGCGGTGTTGTCCACGATAGGTGCGCTGTCCTCTCGCACTTCCTCTACCTGTCCTTCTACATCGTCCACCGTGACAATCACCAAGTCATTGAGAGCCAACGGCTGGCCTTGCACAGTGACACGGTTAGCGATGTTCTCAATCGGGTTATCGGTCTTGGCACCGAATCGCAGGTTCTTGTCCACGAACACGCTTGCCTCGCTGAATGTGATGGGAATGTACAACAGGTTGCCGAAGCGGTCAAGCAGGAGCATACGGCTGTCGTGACGGCCAAGGAAGCGCAGAGCGGTCATGAGGTTCATGTTGTTGAAGTCTTGACCCACGAAGCGTGTGCTATGCTTGCGTGCTGATGATGCGGTGACATTCTGTGGGCGTGAGATGTTCACGCTGGTTGCACCGCTGTTGATGGACTCACCAAGGCGCACAGCCAAGTCTGTGGTACGCAGGCCCACATCCACAGGCTGGCCGAGTTTGACAGTGCGACCAGTGAACCCGATACCATCCAGCGTCTTACCCTTCATGTTGCGTAGGTTTACCAACACACCAAACGATGATGATTCAACCGTGTGCGGCAACAGGCGTTGCGCTGATGCGTCAGCGTTGTAGATGAGCATGGGGCTGTTGGTGCTGGAAATTAAATCATCAGCAAAGAAAGGGGCAGTATTGAGTGAATGACCGGGGGTATTGTTATGCGACAACTGGATGTACGATTCACCCTCAAGGATGCGGTAATTGCGTTGCGGCATCACTTGTAAATTACGAGTGTTTTTCTTTTCTACCGTGACCTTAGCCTTGTTTGCCTTCTGCACGCTGATGCGACCGTGATGAATGGCGTTGTCCACGAACACGGGCTTACGCACATGCGTCATGACCTCATCTGCATCAGTGCTGTACCGACCAGTCCTTGTGTTCTTGAGGACGGTCATGGCTTAACCTCAGCAGTTCCATCGCTTCAAGGATGCTCCCTTTGGTGTGAGTTTACCACCTTTACTGGTCGGGCCTTTGACACCCGACATGCGAGCGCAAAACGATTTACGACGCTTTGCCTTCTTTGAGCCGGGTTTGAGTTTGCTTGGTTTGGTTGTCACGGGAGGTTTGAGGTTTGCACCACTCTTACGCTTGGCGGCGGCACGACCTTTAGCGTTCAGTCCACCTTTCTTACTGTGCTTATTTGGGTTATAACCATGAAATGGCTTACTTTTTTTGGCCTTCATTACAGCAAAGGCTAATTCAGCAGGCGAACAACAATCACAAAAATCGTAATCCATCACGAAGCATCACCACTATGGTCATTTGAATTGTAGGAGACATCTCCTTTATGTCCTTTGGGATGCAGGGATTGGGAGAAACGAGGCTGGACGGTGTAATCCATGCGCTCTTCCTTGCTCTCGCCCTCTTGATGGGTGCGGCGGCGAGCGGCATCTGCACGGTAGTGTTGCAGGGTGTTTTCACTCATCACGACACGAGTAATCTCGTTGTCCAATAACGATGAATCAAAGCCCGTGGCGGCGGTGCCGATGATTTTCGGGCCTTGACTCATTGGCACAGTGTCACTTGTACTGATGTCCATGTAGTATGCGGGCGCATAAGGTGGGTTGGTGTCGGGGTTGGTGCTACGAATGTAGGAGCCTGCCGATGCTTGACCGTTGGTTGTCTCGTACACATATAGCCCGTACTTACCACCAGCGGTGGCACCGAAGTAGTTGCTACCATACTGTGGGCTTGATGAGTGCAAGTTGAGGTTGGAGCGGAACATCTCGGCATGTTGTTTGTCCAGTAAACGAACTGGGCGCAACATGTAGGAAATGCGCTTGTCGGTGAGGTTGGTACGCTGGTGCCCGTTGGTGTCGGTTTGATATGGGTTGCTGGACTTCCATTGTGAAACATTGTTTGTGAATCCGTATTTTTCCGCAAGGTAGCCTTCTACTTGTTGTCTTTCTGTTGTACTCATAGCCCGATTATACTGAATGATTTCTGCAATTTTACCTTTTAATTCAAACGAACCTACATGGCCGATACCATATGGGTCTTCATCAGCCACATACCAAGCACCAGTGCTACTTCCTACACTAACACCTTGTAAAAATAGTTCAAAGTTAGCGTTGCTACCTGCGCCATCTCCACCTGCTATGGTTCCAGTAACCAATTCTGCTTGATTAACGACTACAGCATTACTTGGGGAGTTTACAACAGTGTAAGTAGTGTCAGCACCACCTCTCCACTGCCACTTGTCGCTTGAATCCCACCGAATAAACAACGAATGACCAGCACGGGTTACTGGGCTGTTTGCGAATGTTTCCAAAACCCCTTGAGCATTTCCATCGTCGTCATCCGACCAAGCAACGACAAAGAGTGTTACATCGGTAGTGTTTAAGCGAGCATCAAATGGTGTACTCATAATGTCTGTTCCATCACAATCTACAACTGGCATGTTGTTCACATTGGATGATGACGCAATATAGACTGGTTGTTTGGATGCAGTAGATTGTGTGAACTCAAAGCCATGCGGCCCGCTGTCTTTCCATGATGTTACAGCCGCCCCGTCTGCCAAATCAAGGCTATCGGCTTTGAGCCACAACGCCATGCCGGATGTGGGAATGCCGCCCCATTCAGTATCGTCAATAGGTGATACGAAGTTGCGGGCTTCTGCAATGTAGGTACCGCCGAGTGGGTTGAAGTTGGAGGTATGGGAGAGTCGCATAGCACCACCCTGCGGCTGGCCGCTGAAGTCAAGGGCGGTGAGGTCGTAATGGCCAATCGTCTGCGAGCCTGCTTGCATACCACCATGCACGATAACACGCTGGCCTACACCACGGTCGGAGTGTAGGCTGTGAGCCTCGGTGTTGATGGCAATGAGGTTATCATCCACACCCTCTACATTCTCAGTGTCAAGTCCAATGCGGGGTGCACTGCGGCTTACAGCGTCTTTGTGTGGAGAGTCACCGCTCACGGTTTCTACACGGTCGCTTACCACGGCTTCCGGCTTGAGCAAGCCGTCTTCTGCGATGTCAAGGCGTGCGCTGATACCACGAGGCACCTCGTCAGCCTGCAACACATCGTTGCGAGCACGGATGTAGCCGTCGTTCATGTTCGGCTCAGCGGTGTGATGAGACAACACAACACCCGATGCGTGATACGGCTCGTCAAGGGCTGTCAACACATCCTCGTTAAAGGCAGTAGGGTATCGCAAACCACGCCCGTGCCCGTCGTCGCCAACACGGTGAGCGTTGGTGGGGAAGTACACATCCACAAGTTCAGTAGCGTCGTTAGAGTTTACATTGTTAAGCCGTCCAGCAAAGCGTGGTATAGTAAAGCCCGTCGTGACACTGATGTTGCCCGAAGCATCTATCAACGCTTTCGTATTCATGATTGGGAAGCCACCGTTGTAGATTCTGTCAAACGGTGTTTTGTTGCCGGTGCGGTCATATTCGTACACATCACCAGCATCCCACGCAGGGCGAATACCGAAACCACGAACAGGGTGACGGCGTACTTCTTCACCACGGGTGTTACCCCACCAGTCCACCAAATAGTACGCTACAGCCTCATCCAACTTGTAGATGCCCTTTCCTTCTCCATCTCCCCACCAATCTCGTAGCACGCCGCTTGCGTTGCGTAGTGTGCGTACAGGACAACCGAAAGCACGAGCCATACGCATTCCATCACTGTAGCGCACCTGCCATTCGGGTTTATCCACACCGAGCATACCGGAGAAGTTGGTCTGCCGTTCCATAATACCGAGTTGAGTGTTGGGGTATGTGCCATTGGAAAGACCGCTACCACCTGCGTATGTCCATGTTTCAGTCTCGCCTTGCACAAGTGGGCCGTGTGGATAACCCACGCTGGTGTTTGTCCCAGTTACAGCGGCTTCTCGGAATGCACGCATACCATACAACGACCATTGTGGTTTGTTGTAGGGTTGGCGTAGGCCAATACGATAACCGAATGGTCGGGTGCGTGTTTGTACAGGAGTGAATGTGAGCGTGCCATTCGTCACAGACCCACCCGTGGTGGACGCACTCAACTCAAAGGTCGTAGCGTTGGTGATGGATGAAACCGTGGCACTTCCCGGTATGCCTGTGCCACTTACTCCCATACCGACTACAAGTTTTGCCGTAGAATCCATGGTGATGGTCGGGTCATTGTTGTAGTCGCATGTTGCATCGGTAAACGCATCGTATGTGGATTTGACCACACCGTTGGTGACAACATACGAACCGTCATCGTCTTGGTCAGCCCACACCGGGCCGTCAAAGGTGTATTCTCGTGGGAAGTCCCATGAGGTAGAAACATACCCATACCCGTCAAGTCGGCTGATGAGTGGGCCACCACGACTACCACACGGCCAGTAGTGGTTGAGATTGGTTTTGGTTGCGGCATCGGAAGCATCGGCCTGCCCACCCTGTGGGTCAAAGTTACCAGCAATTATCGGACTACCAAAGGTGGTGTCAAGTACATCGGCTGTTAGCATACTTCCGATAGCGTGTGCCATTATGGTAGAACCAATTGGTATGGTAGCGACTATTGGTTCAATAACAGGCATAACACCAAGTACATGATTGTCAAATACACTACCACCGTCGTCTTGTACCGTGTAAGCGATACCATCAATCATTATTTTTGTTCCACCGACAAGTTTTGCAGTTCTGCGAGTTGTGGTGATGAGTTTATTGGGAATATCTACCGATACTACAGTAGATGGCACATTAGTTCCAACTGAGGCGTGAGCAATGATTTCGTATGGAGGGGCCGGCGTTTTGCGGTCAAACGCAAACGGGCCGAGGCTGGCGTAGTATGCCGCATCATGGTAGTGTACAGTCTCAAAGTGTTCGGGCATACTGTTCAATGGTTTTTGGGCAACAGCACGGTCAGTCAACGGGTTGAGCCATGTACGGCTGGAATCCGAGTAGAAGGTGTGTGGTCGGCCAAGGTTGGGGTGCCATAGACACAGGAAGGCATCGGCCACATGTAGGCTGTTGGTATCTCGGCTACCCTGTAGCATCTGCGGTAAAATGCGTGTCACCATGCTGGTCTTGGAGTCTGTAAAGATGGCACCAGCAGGGCGGAAGTCGTAGGCACGGGTAAGGCGCAATTTTGTGCCAGCGGTCAGATTGCTGGTGAAAGAAGACTTGGCTGTGATGGTAAACTGCTTTGGTTTGTTCATGTTGCTTGAATCGTACCCGCTACGCTCAGTGTAAGTGTGTGTGCGTCGTACACCGTTTACATCCGTGTATTCCAACTTGTTGCCGTAATACGGTTTCTGTGGGAAGCCACGAGCATCATCAACAGTGATTTGAGTTGTAGAATCAACGCTTACTACAGTACACACAGGATTGAGGCTGATGTTTTCAAGCACCTCGTGGTAGATGTCGGGGTAAATGCTTGGATAACCTGCGAGTGTGATTTGACACGCTATGCTTCCTGTGCTTGCACGAAGGAACTCGTAGTAGTTGTCAAGTCGGTGATGGTTGAGATGGCGGAACCCTGTAGCGTCAGCGTGGTCGGGGCCGTCTTTATGGACAATACTCCACCATGGTATGTTGGTCGTCATACCCGGTGTAGCGTTATCAAACATTTGTGGTTGATATGGAAGTGAACGCTTGACAAAGGCGGGGCTTTCGGTTGCCTGTACACCCAATGCGTTGTACAGCATCAACGGTGGGATGTTGGTGAATTGGCTACCGTGGTCGGGGTCATGGTCAAGAATCAACTCATTGACAAACACCTCACAGCCTCGTACATCGGCCATCGTAGCCTCAGCCAACACAAGACCAACAGCACCCGTGGCACTGTCGGGTTCTCGTAGGCCAATAACCAGTGCAACCTGCTGGCTGGTCAATTCATTAACCGAACCATCGGGTAGTGCTGTTGCTCCACCATTGGCGTGATAACCCATGAGTTGTGATTTGTGGATGTTAGGTTGAATGACGATTTGGTATGCTCCCACTTCACTTGGGTCGGGGAAGTGATGACGCAGGGTGTAGGTAGCGGCGGCTTCCAACACGATGGTGTGTCCACCAGCGGCATTGATGACACCAGCCTGTCCTTCGGATGCCAGCACACCGTATCCGTCGCTACGAATCTTGGACTCAAACATCAGCGTGAAAGCCCCACCGTGTATGTCGCTTGGCCCACTGGGTGTGGCCGTGAGCGCACCGAAAGTATGCAGGGTATCGTAACCGTGTAAATTGTTTGTGAGTGTTGTTGAGATGTCAGTCTTCAAATTGCTCATGGTTTGCTCTTCCATCAACAAGGTTTCGTGCGGTTTAACCGTAGCAGAACGGATTGCTCGGTGTTTGTTGTACAACCCTTGGTATGCAGGATGAGCGAAATGGCCGGGGAGCATGGCCATTGTAGGGTTGACAAAGTGATGCCCCATTCTTGGTAATGCCATTGGTGTCATTTTCGGCCTTGAATAAACCGTATGACACAACAAAGCGTTGAGGGTTAATCCTGTGATATAGGTGCTGTGTACAATGTCGGGACTGTTGCCACTCACTTCCGCATGGTCACGCAAGCGGCGTGATGCAAAGAAGCGAGTGCTACCAGCAGGGATGTAATACGAAGGTACGACCTTGAGCGTTGTGATAGATGACTTGACCAATTCGGCAAAGTCGGCATCACCTACACAACCTGTGAAAGTAGAACTGCTGATACCCGTGAACGATGCAACTCCACCTTTATCGGTTGTGGGGTCATACAACCGTAGGAATTTGCGGCCATCACGAATAGATTCGTTAAACAGCGAAGCGTTAGGAGCAGTGTTGACAGTGAGAGTGGTGCCGCTAAACGATACAGCCGTCAATTCAGCGTTGACTACACCACCCGCATGTGTGTAGAAAGTTGGGTGGCGGTGGCTGTGCGTGTTGCCGTTCTTCGTGATGTGGAAGAACAGTGTGCGGTCGTGCAATTCGTAGGATGTTTCAAGTGGTGCGTTGCCCGTGGCTGTTTCCCATCCTGCGTATGTCGGGTCGGGGAACGAACCTTGGCTGATGTGTTCCCAGTTGTGGTCGCTGAATGTACCACCAAGGCGTGGCCCCTTTGTATCATCAGTAAACAAATGCTTGATGCTACTGCTTGACATTGGGCGCATCATACCGCCAGTGCCCATGCTTTCGTTTTGGTAGGCTTGCAGGCGGTCAAATCCAGCACGAATGAGAAGGTTGCCGGGGATGCTATCGGGATGGGGCAGACGCACTTTGAGGTTAGGCTCTACACCACTACCTGCGGTTGCAGGCGCAAACCCTTCTGCGCTACGGTCGGACACGGCGTTGAAGGTGCGAATAATCGTACCGAATGGCGAGCCGCCCTCAATGATGTGGATTTGGCCCGTGTCGTCTTCAACTTGCATCTCTTCAAACTGCAATTCCTCATTGGGGATGGCCAATACATTTCGCAACTCATCGGGATGTGCGGCGGCGATTTGTGGGTGTGCCAACTCTTGCGCCTGTATGATGGGGAACATGGCACTGTTGGTTGTTTCAAACGAGAATCGGTTGATACCGTACAATTTCTCTCCCATCGTATGCGGTGTGTTACTCAAGACACGAGTGACAAATGGAACAGCACCAAGACCACGAGCATTGACGGCTGGTAACGATAGATTACCTCCATCCATACGCTTCCACACAACATGCTCAACGGAGAAGTTCTTGGCGGGTGAGCGTTGATTCATCTTGAAAGCGTTGGTGTCGCCAAGCCAGTAGTTGGCATCGTCGCCATATCGGTCAAGTTCAGCACTGGTACTCGTTTTGAGGTCTGTAATGAGGTTGCGCTCTACACTGGTAGCGTCTTCCAAAAAGAAACTACCGGGGCTTTCATCAAGGTCAAAGAATAAATCACCAGTCTTTGCATAGCATGGTTCAGCGTTAAACAGTTCAATATCAGCGGCAAGAGGCGCATTGAACAAAAATGGGTCTGCTGGTATATCATCAGCAGGTAGAGACAAATTGGTCACAAGAGCCTCAATGTTTGGCCCACCGTGAGCAGGTGCAACGAACCTGTCAACACTGTGGATTCGCTCGTCCCACTGTGCAGTACCAGCAAAGGTGATGGCTGTAGCGGCGGCTACACCACCAGCAGTTTTGTTGACAACAGCCAACCAATCACCCATAGCAGTCACACCGTCACGGTCACGCTTTGCTACAAGACCCAATTCACCCTCATACGATATGACAAGGAAGGCACGACCAAAGACACCTTGTGGGTGATGAAGAGCACGAGGCACTGCATCTGCATCACCGATGTGTACGGGATTAGCGAAGTAGTCCGAGTGTTCCGCATCTGTTTTATCAGTATTATATGCAGGATTTGTATTTGTAGAAGCGTAAGTCCATGAGTAGGGTGTAGTGAGCATGGTTTCATCGTTATCTGTTCCACTTATTGGCCCACTGGCTTCGGGTGAGTTTCGCATTGGTGCGTAGTGTGGTAAATGGCTGTATGTACTCATTACACTTGATGCTGGCCCGTAAGGTGAGAAGCCCAATTTAGCGTGCCATGCACCCAAGCCCGCACCGTACAGGTTCGTGGTGAAGGTAAGCGTACCGTTTGTCACAGCCCCACCAGTTGTGCTTGCTGATAATTCAAAGGTCGTAGCATTGGTGATTGAAACCACAAACGCACCCGCTGGTATGCCTGTTCCGCTCACCAGCATGTTTTTCTTGAGTAAAGCAGTTGAGTCCATTGTAATGGTCGTAGCGTTGTTGTAATCACAAGTCGCATCGGTAAATGATGAAGTTGTAACTTTCAACGAATTAAGGTATGAGTATCGCTCACCCGACCAGCCCATTGCACCTACGGGTCGTGTGCGGTCTATGGCATCCACAAGGCCACTAAAGTGAGAACGAGTCATGTGGTCACGAGGTGTGTCGTAAGCGTTGTTGTGGTAATGTACGCCCGACTTGCTCCACACATACAATTTAGTTGGAAGGTTTGGTGGCACAGCCGTGAGGTCAAAGTCGGGCACAGTTATACCCGCACTTTCACACCTATTGTGCCAAGTTGTCATGTCCTCAAACTGTGCTTTACCAGTAATTTTGTTTGGTGCCAACCAAAATCGCACAGTCAGCACACCAGCCTTTTCATAAATTTCACGAGAATGATATGGAGCAAATGCAGGACAGGAATTATTTGGCGCAGTGGACGGGTGGCTTCTTCCACCCGTATCGGTACGAATCCAACCACATGCTGGTATTTGCTCTAAAACATCTCTTGTTGAACCCGCAATTGAACCTTCAATGTATGATTGTGAACTGCCACCAGTGGTAGCATTTTGATAAGAATTTGATGGGTCACCATAGTCCATTTCAATCCAACCGTAGCGGTCTTGGCGTTGAGCGTTGCTCATGCTTGGCATAAAGGTACCACCCATGGCTTTGAGTGCGCCCTTGCCGGGATTTTCGTTAATGGCTTGGCCGATGATAGTCGCTAACTCTTCACCGTTTTGACAGCGTGTGCCATCTACGACAATTATTTCACGGTCAAAGTCTGTCGCTGTTTCACCCAATGAACCAGCAAGCACGCTTTTGGCAATCACACCCGACACACGGTAAGCCGTAGGTTGTACAGCGTTTGCAAACAGTTTACTGATTTGCAAGTCGTCCTTTTCCATGGGTGGGTTGAATGCCATTTGGTTGTCCATCCATGAACCACCGGGGTGGTAGCCACCGTCCATGTGGAAAGTCATGTCAGCACTCATAGCAATGCCGTAGTATGCCATGGCGCAATGTTGGTAGGGATGTGCTTTCTTGTAATCAGCCTCGTTGTTTGCTACCACTCTACCACTTACGGGATTCATGAAATGCTCACCGTAATGGTAGCCGTGTTCGGGTCGTTGTTTCAACCCATAACCACTCGCTCCTGTGTCGCCAATGTTTGGTGTCCCTTGTGCTGGCGACCAATTCAATGTTGTTTGCCAGTGGAAACGATTCCGTCTTGATTGGTAATTAGCATCGGGTGGGCCGTAATCGTTGTCGTTGTTGGTAATCTCGTTGGGTAGGTTCTTGCTGTGAGGTACCTTACTCCATGAGTTTCCTGTTGTGACAACATATCCGGGGTGAGGCTCTACAACACCGAGGTTGCTTGCTGTTTCATTGAATGGGAAGGCTTGACCGGGGCCGTAGATGAGGTAAGTCGTGAAATACGGCGTGGCGGTCTTGTGGTCGGTATAGCGTGCCGTTTGATGAGGCATACGCATGATGAGTGGGATTGGACGCTGGCGTACAATTCCCGCAGTGTAGCGTGCTGTGACATGCGAAGGTTGACCCGATGCCAAATTGGGTAGAGTTCCACTGTCAATATCGGCAGATAGCACATTGTTTTGATTGTAGGCTGGTGGGTTGATGCTACCACGATGTTGATTGAGATATGGGGTACCGGGGAAGAAAGCAAGCAGGGCGTTGCAATCCATCAACGCATACGCTGTGCTGATTTCGTTAGCGTTCTGTATGCCTGCTGTACCAGTCGGGCCGTTGGAGTATGGATGTGTGTAGAATGACGAGTAATCGTTTTGCGAACCGTCGTTGACATCCAACACCACACCGCTAAATCCACCACCAAAGTAGAGTGGAACGCTGTGGTCGTTGCTGTCACGCCCGTTCTTGAAGTAAGTAACTGGTTCACTCTCAATGCTTCCATACAAACGATAACCGCTGAAATCCTTGTCAGCATGAAGCATCAACAAAACATCGGCCCTATCAGCACTTGCTCCGTACAATGTATTCCATTCTTCGTTGTAATTTATTGCAACAACTTTCAGTTTGGTTGCAGAATTAGCACCTTGAACAGAAGTCACAGTAGCGAACCTGTTGCTTCCCGACCAAATGACCTTTGCATCACCGAAAGAAACCAACTTGGTAAGGCTGTCAAATGTAGCCGCTTCTTCCCCTGCCGGAACAAGTATATGTGTCGTTGTTTCACCGGAATTTGTAGTAAAAACATCATCACTGTGGGTAAAGTCTGTAGTCACCAAGGCGTTGTCAAGAGCGGGTAAAATGTGGTCGCCGCTACGAGAAGTGTAAGTCAATCCTTTGAGGTTATTCGCCCAAGTCTTGGTAGGCACAGGGTCGTTATAGGAGTCAACAAGAATGGGTGTGGGTGTGTTGGTGTGATAACCACGGGCTTTTGTGCGAATCTGTAAGACAGTGTGGGGTAAGTAGCCGCAATCTACTTTGCGGTGATTGTCTTCAATATCAGCATCCGATACAGGTTTGTTGAAAGCCGCCGGTGCCGTGACCGTCCATTGACTGTTTGATGACTGGTCAAGTTTTTCGTACTCACCAAATTCAAGATGTGGTGCCTCAATACCCAAGTCTCGGTGCAGTGATGCCTCAAACATTGTGGACAGTGGGCGTGCGCCACGCTGTGGGTTGTGGGCACGGATTCGGATGGCATCAGCGGCCACACCCCACTCTCCAAAGGTACGCCCGTCAACCGCATACATGTGTCGGCAATCAAACGGAATGCCTTCGGGTGTGTTTGGGTCGGCCATGTTGATAGCCTCGGCAGTGACAGCCGCCATCAACTCATCAGTCATCAGCGTTGTCCAATTGATTCGTGGTGAAATAAGTGCTTTGATGATGCGGTCTGTAGATGCGTTAAACATTGACACCGCAGTATTGGTGAGAGAAGTTGCCGTAAGACCGGTCAATGAGTGAGATGCTGTAAACTCACTTCCTCTCACACCGTAGAATGTGTGAACTCCCGAATCACCAGCACTGTTCAGTTGTGTACGGCTTTCGTAAGAGATGACATTCCCCACAGTTCCCTTATCCGTTGTACCAGTCATCGGGTCAGTGATTTGAATGACACCGTTTTGACGAGGGAAACCGAGATAACCAAGAATGTCGGGGTGGTTGCCAAGTTCTTGCCCGCTATCAAACGGCGCACCAAGTTGTACCGTAAGCGTGGTTGCACTTGCATCCCAAGAAATAGCACAATCAATTCCAGCCGAAGGAGCATACACCCCTCGCCATTGATTCCCTCGCCAACTGTTCATCGTGACAGTAGTGACATCCAATCGCCCTGTAGCATCACCAAAGCCAAGCATGTGCTGTCCAATGGTAAAACCACCCTTAGCCACATCCCCATCGTTAAAGTAAACGCAAATCTCATCATCAAGTGTAGAGGGTATGGTTGTCAAATCGTTGGCAAACGCTTCATCCATTTTGCGATAAATGAAACGCACACCGTAACCTTGTCCTCGGTGGTCGTTAAAGCGGAAACCGTACAATGGTGTGTCTCCTACCGCATCGTCTGTTATTTCAGCAGTGTTTACATGTCCACTGTATGAAGTGATGGCTGTAGGGGATGTGCCCGCTTTGGGTAAGCCTTCGTTGTACAACTTGTCAAACTCGTCATCACCCTTGCGCCCAAGCCCATGCTTACCAGCGATAGGTGAAAATCCCGGTACCCCCGACGCTACAAGCCCACCGAAGTTGATACGACCAGTTGCTTGTTTGCCCATTCGCAATCCCTTAACCAACGCAGTGGACGGGCTTTGTGTTTCAAACGATTCGTCGTTTACGCTGTTATGTGCGATACCACCAAGATGAGCGGAAATGTTTCGTCCCTTGGGGTTAGCCGTTTCATTACGGCGTGGGGTAATATCGTGATTACTGGTGAAAGCCTCATCCGGTTCTTCTTGTGCTACGAACTCACGCAAAGTAGAGACTGGTGCAAATGGCCTTCCATCCTTGTTAAGCGGCATAGGGGCAGGGTGCATGTTTTCACTCAGTATTTCATCGGGTTGTGCCCAAAAATTGCGGAAACGACCACCATGACCGATGAGGAATTGCGGTTGATAGGAAGATTGCCCTTTGCTGTTGTCAAGCCACACACAGAAGTTGCGACCCGATGCACCGGGAATAGTAGAGTGAATAACAATGCTATAGCCCTCGTTGCCGTTGATGTCTTCAACAACCCGACCCATGTGCGCCCGAACATAACCCATGTGTGAACCACGGTCATGTGAGTCAAAGGCGATGTCTCCATACCAAAAGGGAGCAGGGTCATAGGTAGAGCCTGTAGCCGCAAAATCAGCGTTGATGTGAGCGGAGGTTGGGTCTTTGTTCGGGTCTGCTGTGTCTTGTCGCACACCAATACGAGTGAGGTCAAGCCGCTCACTTTCACCGGGGTATTGTTGTGATGGACGACGAGCATGTGTGCGACCGTTAAGCGCACCCCCTTGATTGATGAGGCGCACCATTTCTCGTGCCGCCGCCTCAATATCCGTGACACCTTCCTTCACACCAACTTCACCCAAATCAAGTGTCATGCGGCGTACAAAGTCCATCTGTGTCCAATGTTTGAGGTGTTGCAAGCGAGACTCTTCATGGCTGGCAAGTTCAAGTGTAGTGTTTCTTTTCCCCTTCAAACAAAGGAATGCTGAGATAACACGAGTACCATCGGGTGTGTCAAAGAGCGTGCTTGCATCTTTCAAAGAGTGCGTAGCGGGGTTTTGAGTTGCACGGTGTAATTTTAGTTCACGCAACAACAAATCTCCTTCTTTTGCTTTGCGAATCAACTTGTGAATTTCATTTGCGTAATACACTGATGCCACAGCAGGTTGTACACGAGGAAGCACGCTATCACCCACAGTATGTGTGTTCCCTGTTTCTTCGTGATATAATCCAGTATGTACAAAGTGTCCGTGTCCCTTACCTCGCAACAACGGATTGTTCCCAAGGCTACTTGGGTCTTGTAGGGTGTATTTGGTATCGGAGCCGGGTGTGCCGTCCACGAGGTCTTGTGATGCTGTATTGGGCACATTGTGTGCGTAGGCACTCTCAATGAATTTTGATTGTTGCGTAGAGCGCACATACTTGTTCTCCGATGGGAACCCATTGGCTACATCTATCTGCGTAGTGAAGTAATGGGGAGCACCGCCGTTGACACTGATAAGATGCTTGTCAAGTTTGATGGTGCCACCTTCGTATGCGATGTTGCGAGTAAAACCAATTGTTGGTGTATCGGCACTGGATTGCACTTGCATGTGAAGGTCGTGAAAGGCAATGAACTCACGGTCATGTCCCACATCAAACAAAAGGACACGAGCATTACCGTCAGTAGAAAGGTATGGGTCAATGTAGGCCACGGTGGGAGCCTGCGTTGCGTCCAGCCCCATAGCCTCGTAATTCATCTCCACTGTCTTGTTTACATGCTGAGCAAAGTTTTGCGCTGTTTCAAGACACGAGTTGCCAATCAAGAAGTTTTCAAGCGGAATAGAATCTCTTGGACGATTTGCCAGTGCCCCTTCGCCACCGTTAAATCCACTCCAAACAAAAGCCTCATTCATTACACCTCTACTTTTGGCGAACAACCCTTCCACAGCATGTGGATTATTGATGGTCATGTTCATCCAAACGGTATCTCCATCTCGTAGTCCACCTTGAGCGAATGGATAGACCCAACTTCGGTTGAGAATGGCATCAGCGTCATTCTGCACAACGGTGCCTACACCTATACGCACATCGTCGCCATTTGCTACAGCAACAGCATTTGCGGCCACAAGCGTGACAACTGTGTGTGCCCCGCTTGTCAAATTGGACTTTACATCTGCAACTTCACCCACATATTTTATGACATTGCTTGAATCTTCAAGGAATAACAAATCACCAGTACGAATGTTCGTACCGATGGTGTTAGCATGAGCAAAGCGATTATTTCCGTTTGTGATGTTTAGCGTTGTGGATGCACCTGCTGATGTGGCACCTACAAATGTCCACTGCTCGGCTGATGTAGATGGATGGAAAGTAGCCGTTTGCAACTCTTGGTTTTGCATGTTTGCGGGATTCACTATGGATTGGAAGGCGTTTCCTGCTTTTACAAGTTTAAACTCAGCCCCAACGAAGTCTCCAACAGTCAGCGAAACATTTTTTGGTGTTGTTACCAATACAGAATTTGCACCTGCTATTGAATCCAACTTGCCTAAATAGTACACTTCAAGCGGAGTGTCTGTGCCAATTTCAGCAATGTAGGTTAAATCGCCTTGTTCAGCGATGCTGTTATTATTGCTGTCCCTTGAGTATGGAACATCGGGAAAAAGTGAAGCATCATCAAGAATGATGTTGAATTGAAAGCCATCGGTTGCATTACCACTTATTTCTTGTACTTGCATGATGGTTGATTTTGCTCGTTTTGATATGGTGCGAGGTGCGTGTGGGTTGGCCAATGGGCCAGCCTTGAACTCCACGGCTGAAACATACTGGCGCAGGCCGTAATCAAGGTTCCCACCTTGCGTTTTCATGTTTGCCGCATCGTAATAAAATGGTGAGCGGCCTTCCAAATCCGACGATGGTAACTCAGCATCGGAGTCAATCGGCATGAGCGTTTCATTTCGGAAGCCGCCACCTGTATGGATTTTTGCCCCAACAATGGCGTTTTGGAAGAATGTCTCGGAATACCCATCAAAATAACCTCCTGTAGCATTGATTGGAATTGACAAAAACCCATCCAACGCTGGATTATTGTCATACACAGCCCATTCTCCGCTGGTGAGAAATACCCTGCGTAGGCGGTTAATCCCCTTGAGATTACCCACATCATCAGCCGCTACAATTGTAGGCGTAGCATCGGAAGAGTTTGTGGCATCGGGGAACATGTTTGGATGAGATACAAAAATGTGGAAGTGGTTGGTGTAAGTCGTGCCTCCTGTGCCTGTGCCTGTGCTTGTGTGTTTGTGGCTTGCAGTAGCATCTTCAATACGAAGAATGGTAGCCGACTCAATGTAATTTTGATTATTGATAGTGTACGAATACGCTGATTTTGCGCTCTTATCCGCTGTGGCAACATCGTTTGCTCTTCTACCCACTGGTGTTGGGTTCCATGTGTGAGCGGTGTAGGTAGCATCTACATGCACTTTCATGCTGTTATCGGGGCCGGGGAAAATACCAAGGTCGGTGTGGTCAAAGAATTGCTGAGGAAATATCGGTATCTCAACCATGGCACGGGTACTGGCATATTGAGTGCCCAACTGATAGTCGTGCGTTACATCGTCAAGCGATTGGAACAAGCGGTCATTGACGGTGCTACCGTCCTGTGTCAATGAGTCGTTGTCAAAGTCTCCATCGTTGAAGATGTAAACCGAGGTCAAATAAGTGCCTGCTGAGCCTTGACTGATGATACCTGTGGCGTTACACCACTCGTGGAAAGTCGCATACGCCGTACCTGCACCATCCAAAAATGTTCTACTGGCCACTGCATTGCTTTCACTGAAATAGAATCCTGCGCCCGTTTTTTCTGTGTATGCCGCACTTGCACCGTCTTCAAGGAATATGCGCCCTACCTGTGGGAAACAAATAGTTCCCCATGATTTAAGGTCGGGGGAGTCGTTGTTGAGCGGTGTGACGCTCATGCTAAAGGCACCAGTGGTGGTGACTATTCGTGCCTGTGTAGCGCAACTGCGACGAGTAGAACCCGGAAGTCGCATCAGCGGGCTTGGGTCAAAGGTAGGCTTGGTGTTCACACCGCCCTGCCCCGGCCCACCAAGCGTGACCGTGACCACGGGTGCGTTGGGTTCAATCTCCTTTACCACATGCGAGTCGGGCGAGCCACTACCAACAGCAGAGACATTCTCATTCACGAAGGAGTCAGCGATGCCCGAAGCAGTGATAACCACCGTGGTCATGTTGGTTTCGGGGCTTTCTTGCTTGGATACTCCACGCACACGACAGCGGCTCATGAGGAACATGATGCTGGCGATGTTGGGTGAATCACCTGCGCCAAGGGAACGCACCAGCGACAATTGATTTACTCGTGATTTAACAGACGGCTGAACGAAAATCTTCGCCATGATGCCCGCTTCATCAGTAATCAAAACATTGTCAATGATGTTAAACATCTCAAAGACACGACTTGAATGTGTGGTGGGGCCGAGGTCAAACACACCTGTGCCCGACTTGTCGGTGGTGGGCTGGCGTGTGCGTTTGCCTGCGCCTTCGTCGGTGATGGTGTCGCTTTGACTGGACGACATCGCTTCAATGGCAAGACGGTGGTACACGGATTCGTGCGTGCCTCCGTTGTGGGAACGAGCGACGGCCTTTGGTGGGCCTGCTGGTTCAGCATTGACATCGTTTGGTGGTGTGTACAATGCAGGTGTACGGCTAAGGTCAAGTTCAGTGTCGCTGTCCTGCCCGCCCGTGTTGTCACCAATCAGCGTGTGTGACTCCTGCATGAGTGAACCGTAGCCACTGATGGCGTTTGACAGGTAAATCACACCACCGGGCGAATAGAGTGTGGTGTTGGCAAGGTCGGAGGTGATGACATCCAACACCCGTGTTGTGCCAGTGAGAATGTGAGAACCTGCTGGTACGGTCTTGGTGACCATGAGCATGGGGGTGGATTGTCCCATGCTTGCTCCTGTGAGGTCTATGGCGTTGTAATGCACCTCAACATACGGGGCAAGGTCATGCGAAGTCCTCAAGGCAGGGACATGCAGAAGGGCCACACGGCTTTCGCTTTCGGGTGTAAGGTGGAAGAGGCGGTTGTTCTCGTCAATGTCGCCTGCTTCGGGCACCGGGCCTTTGAGCATAAACGGAGCATACTTGAAGCCGCTACCGCCAATGGCGATGAGTTCCTTCTTGCTGGCAGGCATACCGTTGTTGACGATGGTAGCAACGCTGGACGAGTTCTCAATGCGAGCGATGGGTGCTTCCAGTGTTTCGCTGTAGAAGTCAAGAAGTGAGTTCATTGGGAACATCTCGTCAATGTCACGAGTGTTGGAGTCATACGCCATCTGCACGATGTCAGCGGAGCCGTCAGCCTGCTGGTCAATGATGAGTTCACTGGGCTTGGGATAGCGGCGCATGTACTCGTGGCCGATGATGTGCGAGAAAGTGTGCCGCCCACTGTGTCCTACTTGGAACAGGGTGTCAAGAGTGGCTGGCCATGTCACGGCGTAAGGGTTGTTGGTGGTGTCAGTGGCCATCTGCGAAGAGTACACCAGCCCGTGATTACTGGCATTACCTTCGTCAAGCACCATCTGTCCCGTCTTGTCAAAGATTTGAGTGCCGTAGTGCGGAGGTTGGTATGGCTTACCCGTGCCGTTGTCAATGAGCAGGTCGGCCCCGATGACCACGAAATAATTGTCCACATTGGCTGTACGGCTGTGCAAAGCACCTCGCAGACCACTTGTACCGTTGATGAAATCTACATGAATGCTGTTGAATGTCACAACACCCGTGTTTCCATTGATGCTTTCCAGTCGTACCCTTTCGGGTGGGGATTGGTTGGGCTTCTGCGTGTTGCGATTGATGGCACCGGGGTTGATGAGTAGGTTGTAAGGTGTGTGCGCTACGCTTAGGGTAGCGGCTGTGCCACTGTTAGTGTAGTAGTCCACGACCTTGTAGTTGCCCATGCTATACGGTGTGCTTGTGAATGTGGTTGTTGGTGAAGTAGCGTCGTATGCCTTGCCGGTCAAGCGAGCGATAAGCGTCTGTGCATCAGCCGCCGTCATGGTTAGCGTTTTTGTTGTTCCATCGCTGGCCGCTGTAAATGCAGAAAACTCGTAAGTTCCCTCTACGATGTCTATTGGCTCTTCAAATCGGAAGAGTGCCGAAGTTGTATTACCCTTGATGGCCATAGATGGTTGAAGCATATTCTCATCAAATTCGTTTGAGAAGTGAATGGCTTCAATTGCACCACGGAACTCACCACCTTTACCACCGAGGTACACATGCTCAGTAGAGCGTGCAAGGCGTGTTTCGGGCGGAATGTCTTGTTGAGACACAATTTCACCGTTGACAGCCAAGAACACACGGTTCTTTTGAATACCAGCCACGACATGATATAGCGGTCGGTTGTTGAAGTTGAGGTTGGTGGCATCACCGTAGTTGCTCTTGTCGTAGCGATTGTACGAGTCGTGGATGCCGCCGTGTTCTTGCTGTGGGTACACGATACCGTCCCATCGTGTACTGGCATCGTAGGCAGTAGCCAAGCGGAAATACGATGGGCCAGCGATAGATTCAACATTAACGCTGAACACAGCGGGGCCGGGAGTATCCACGGTACCCATTTCAAGTGTAAACTGCCCCTCTCGGTGAGCAATCACACCGCCACAGTCGGGTACAACCCATGCCTCAATTACGAAGTCTCCCGCCGCCTTATCGTTGATTGTGGCAGAATCTCCAACTCCTTGCAGTGTCTTGGTCATGACCTTAGTACCACTACTGTCCTTTACACCCGTCTTGGTGAAGCGTCCTTGAGGGATAATCACTGAATCGCTCACGCCATCAAAGAAGAAGGCGTGACTACTGCGACCGATTGCAACCATCCATTCAGCTCAAAATATCCAATCAATCGGTGCAAAGTTGATGGTGTAAGAATAAATCGGCTCACCACCAAGTTGAACGAATGTAGCGTTGGCTACAGTACCTTTGATTGCTGTGTATTCATCCCCTGTACCAGTGTATTCCGAACCTGCAACTACAGCGTTATCTGCTGTTTTATCATCTGTTTTCATAAAACCACCAGTTGGCATATAAAACAAAGATTCGTTGCTATTAACATTTGAAGAAAATGGGATTTGAATTGCGATGATATAATCACCGTATTTACTGTTTTGTAAAGCCAAAGCCGCCGCTAATCCAGCACCGCCACCTTGCACTGCTAACGCTCCACCGCTTGCGGCACCTGCTAACAATGCACCGCCGCCCACTAAAGCCGCTCCTCCTACAAAGGCTCCTCCTCCACCGTTGTTGCTGTTGTTAAGCACAGCATACAATTCAGCCACTTTGTCGCCAGCACTTTTGTTGGTGGTAGATGATGAATCACGACCTCCCGAATACTGAGTGTGATATGGTTTGAAAACATCCACCCCTGCATCATAATTTGGAAATGAAATGGTTTCATTATTTCCTGCTTTTCCTTTGTTTACATTTGTCAAAGTCACCGCAGTGTTAGTAGCACCGCTAATTGGTGAGTTAATTCGGGTTGCTGTTAATTCAAATGTACTACTGTATGTAGTCACGAGGGCAACAAGGCTGGCCGCAATATCCGATGCGCTTCTTGCAGAAGTATTGTTGTGAACGGCAATGTAATACCTCCCCGAAGAAAGTCCTTCGGTGGTACCGGAAGAAGTTTTTACCAAATAAACCTCATAAGAATTGTTGATTTTGATGGCATAATCGGCATCTGCTATAGCACCATTTCCATGACCACTTACCAAAGCGTCTATTTTTGTAGGCCAGTCCACTGTTGTTGAATTAAAAGCCTGTGAAAAATCAATTGTAGCACTTGCTTCTTGTTGGGAACTCGTATTTACCAATTGGTCATCAGTCATCACTCCCTCAATGGTGATGAGGGATTTGGGGAGGTTGAGGTCAAAGGCAAAGCGAGAGCCACCAGCAAAGGGCATAGGAAGGGGTGTAACGCCCCTGTCCACATTCATGGTCATCGTGGTAGCCATCAACTCAATGATGCCGCCATCGTTGCGTACAAGACGAATTGGCGTGCCCATCAGTACCGCCCCCTCATGGTGGTGCCGCCGATGTTGCGGGCCATCTCTTGTTGAATCATGTTACCAATTTCACGAGCAAGTGTGCGTTTGTCCGTGCGGTCGGTAATGCCGCTGGCGTTGACGGTGACATTGACCGTTCCACCACCCATGCCTACACCACCGGGGTTGTTACGCTGTGAAAGCGGGACAACGGCTTCCGGGCCGTCTTCACCAATCATAGCGAGTGTGGGCTTGTTCACGATACCACCCTTAGCAAGTTCGGGTATTTTCCAATCGGAAAGGTCAAAACTGTATTTTTCACCACCGATTAAAGGCACCCAATCGGGAATATCAATACTGAAATTAACAGCACTAAACGCCGCATTGATACCGGAAATCAACAAGTTGAAAGGTGCTTTAACGATGTCTCCAAGAGTCAAACCTTCAAACAATTCAGTGATTCCCTTCCCTACATCTGCAAAGGTGCCGAGTGGGTCATCAACCAATTTCTTGATAAAGTCCCACGCATCACCAACAAGGTCAATACCGAAGTCAATGTAGTCTCCAATGGAGATACCAAATACCCCTTGGAACAGGTCAGCGATGAACTTGAATGGCTGAGGCAACGCCCCAATAGCCAAATCCAATCGGTCGCCAATGCTGAATCCAGCAAACGGCCCATCTCCCGTCAAGAAGTCAATGGTGGTGAGAAGCCAGTCGGGGAGGTTAAAGGCGAAGTCAAGCCTGTCGGACAGGGAGAAGCCTGCAAACGCACCGTTTCCAAGAATGAAATCAACGGAGGTTTGCAACCAGTCGGGAAGTTCAAAAGAGAACATAGCACCCCAGTCGGGGCTTTCAAAAGTGAACAAATCAATCCAGTATTGTGCCGTTAAAAAGTCGGGCAATTCGGGTAACATGTCCCATATCGCACCAGCCCATCCATTGACAGTTTCACCTATACTCTCAAACAACCCTGTCCAAAATTCAAGTGTAAACACTGCTGGTAATTCTTGTAGCAAGTCCCACAGTGTGCCAAGAACACCAAGCGCAGTTTCTCCTATACTTGTAAAAACCGCACCAACCATCTCTTTGAGTGCATCCCATTTTTCTCCTACACTATCAACTGCATCACGAATGGGTTGAATGACGGTATCGTTGAACCAAGACGCTAAGCCTTTGAGAGCATCCATCGCCATCGTTCCAGCCGCTTTAAAGCCGGGGCCAATTTGTGACACCATGCTGGACATGGACGAAATCATGGAAATTAGCGACATTCTTTCACTCCCAGTCTAAAAACGAATAATCCAATGGTACGACTTCCCTATCTCCGGCTTTGGCCTGTTGCTTCTTACGCTCAATCTCCTTATTGTTCTCTTCGGTTGATACCATAGCCCAAACAAGCGATTGCTTGAACAAGTGAGGGGGCATTGAGTAAACTTCCATCAGTGAAATACCAAAGTGTTTTGCGATGATGTAAGCCCACAGTTCAATCTGTGTGCTTATGTCCTCCACCGAATTGTACTTGTCTTTCTTGAGGAAACTCTCTACCCTCACTCGGTCGGCTTGGTAAACCCCCCTTGCAGTGCCTCCGCCAACTCCTGTGGCTGTGGGAGCACCTTGCAGACCTGTTCTCCGACATGTCCTTTGAGGGAAAGTAATTCATCAGTGGTTAAACTGGGGTTGGTCTTGGTAATCCAATTGGAGAAGGCAAATGTCCAGTAGCCTGCCAAGTCAAGTGTCACATCGCCCTTTTCAACACGAAGCATGTGTTGTGCGGCGGCTTGTATGTCAAGGAAGGATATGTCTCGTATCCATACCTCAATGACCTGTGATTCATCGTCGGGGTCAATCCCAATCACATGCTTGGTCGTATCGTCATTCTTCAATAACAGGCTCTTGTTTGTCACTACTGTCTTTTTCATTTGTTTCCTCTCCATTGGATGCGGCTACCTCATCGGTAGGGGCTTCCGAATCGCCTTCAAGGGCCGCTTCTTCAGCAGGGCTTTCGGGGTCTTCTTCGGGAATAACGCCTCCGTCATTCTGCTTAAGGCGCAGGATGATTTCGGCCTTCGTACCGTACACAGGTAGGCCACGCTCTTTGCAAAGCGCACGCAGTTCTGCGACGGTCAATGAATCGTATTCTTGGATGTCAGTAGGGAAAGGGTTCACGACATCCTCTTCCACCAGCGGTGCTGGCTCGTTAGCAGGAGCAGGGGAAGATTTCTCAATCACCCATCGTTCAATGGAATGCCTATCCATGAGGTCAATCATTTCTTCGCTAAACTCCACTCCATTGTTTTCACACAACCAGCGGGCATAACCGAGCGCACCCATTCGTCGGTATTGTTGAAATGATGTTTTCATGTTAATCCCTCAGTATTTAACGATGGTATCTCGTGAAATTACCTTGATGGTCTTTGGCATGATTTTAAGTTGCGATTTGACCATACCTTTGTCTTCGGGGATTTGCAGTGGTGCCTCAATGATGTAGTAGTCATCAATGATAAGCATCATACGCTCAGTGGTTCCCGAAGTGGTTGTCTTTTCAAAATTGATGCGTATTTGGTTGGTAGTAGTTCCGTCTTCACTTGAACTGAACTCAGTAGTGGAACGCATTTTGTGGTAAAAGAGCGGGTCATCCACACCAATTTCCATGGTCATCTCGTAGGAAGTCTGCCCTTCAACCATAAGAGAGGTGTTGCGAGAGCCACCAAATGGAACTTGACTTGTAGCACTGGTTTGACTGTTTTCACCGTTGATAACATGGAATGCCTGCATACCTGTTTGGCCAGTGAGGGAGAAATTAAGCACCTGTGCGACTTGCACACCAGCCATGTTGATTGTACCGTTGTAAAACATGAATGGTTTTTGGGTCTTTGGCCCAATACCGCTTTGAAACCTTTTGATGTCCGTGTTAGCGGTATCATTGAACATACGATGGGAAGCATACCTTGAGGTGCTACCTTCCAAACGGGCAGTGTCCGTATAGCACAAAGCGGCGTTGAAGTTCACAGCCAAGCGAAGAGCGGCATCGTTGTCGGTCGTGAGGGTAAAGTCGGTGACCTTACATCCACGGAACACACGAGTCAACTCTTTGGAGTCTGTTGCAGTACCATCTACTGCTCCATCGTCTGTATCAACATCACGACGGCGTTGCGACACCTCAAGAGCAAAGGAGGGTTGGTGAGTATGTGTGAAAAGTAAGTGTGTTTGTGCATCTGCAATAACACCAGTGGATGAGACTGTGGGCGGGTTTGTATTGGGAGCATCATTAAAGTCAATGAATTGTACAGCCATGTTATCCCCGTGAGGGAAAAGAAGGGGTTCATCCAAGTAAACTTTGGTGCCATCCATACCGATGACACGACGGACTTCACTACGCAATGCGGTGTCAAAACGAGTGTCCGTAAATGACCCATCCCATTGTAAAGCGGCATCCGATATATCTGCCTCGTGTGTTGTGGTCACAGGGACATAAGTTGTGTCCACAATGAGTACATAATGGTTAGCGGCCAAATTACCATGGTCGTCAGTGAGAGTGATAAACGACTGTCCTGCTTTTGTTGCACCGTCAAGCGTCGTGAAGTGATTTGCTTCGGGGTTTGCCACTGGGTGAGCCAATTCACCACCAAGGCAGTATTTGAGCCAACGAGCAGAGTGCATTGCTACTTCAAAAGAGCCACCTTCCGTAATCAGTTTACCGGGCACTTGCACGCTGGTGTCTCGTCCAAGACCAACAACATGGAACCGCTTCAAATCTACCTTGGTTTCGGGAACGGTAAGAGCGTTAGCGATACCAAGAAACTGGTCAGTCAATACTGATTCTTCCGCTACTCCACCCGTTTTAGACTCATTCATAGTTGTGTCAAATGGTGGAGTTTTGTAAGGTAGAATGTGAAGGTCAATAGCGGCGGCACTAAGAGTTGCACCTCCTGTTTTCATTGCTGGTGAAATTTTGAGAGTTCGCCCATCGTTCTCCACGATAGTAAAAACACCAGCAGTGTCGTTTGCATCAATAGTTGAGCCAGTATCAGTCCACTTGACTTGAGAACCCACAAGCATGTTTTTTGGGTAACGAAGTGCATTACTTAAGAAAGTCAATGTAGCACCCGAAACAGCACCACCTGTTGTGGAAGCGGATAATTCAAATTCTGTAGCCGAGGTTATGCTGGCTACCGTAGAAGAGGCTGGAATACCAGCACCACTTGATGTGACTGTCATCCCTACTCGGATTTGGGTACTGGCATCGGAAGCGTGTGTGATAGTTGGGTCATCGTTGTAAGCACCGCTTCCAAGAGTAAAAGAAGGTTTGAAGAGTACGGCGTTAGATTGTGCGGAAAATGTGATGGTGGTAAAATCGTTGCCTGCAACTGTGGCAATGGTCATGTTTGCATCGGTATTTGCGTTAATTGAAACACCTACTTCGGGAGCGAAAGAAACCTCCGCCAAATCGCCCTTGTACACTGTTGATGGCATTCTTGTTCACCTATGGTATCAGTTCCGCTAAAATTACGACTTCAATTTGGAATGTCATACGGAAAAGGAATTTGCTTCGGTCGCTTAAATCGGTGCGGGTTTTGAACACGAGTCGGTCAAAGTTTGTACCGTCGCCTTTCCTCTTGGTATGTATCACCCTCCGAATTTCATTCTCAAGAGCCTGTAAATGCTTACGCCCCTTAACTGTACGGACATCAACCGTGATATTTATGCGTGTCGTTACAAAGTCGTAAAACAGTTCGGGTGCTTCTTCGTTGTGGGCTGTTTCATACAGCAGGACATAATCGTGTTTGTCCAAGTCAAGACGCTTTCCTTTCTCGGCTGATGTATCAGCGATGTCAAGCACGACAGGGCGGTAGTTGCTGGTGTTTCCACGGTTCCAATCGGACTGAAAGAGGTTGATGAGAGCGTCCAGCCCTTCTGTCCATGTGGCTACCATCACAGCCCCTCCTTCTCAATGATTTTCTTAAAGTCAATAGGGATGATAAAACCGTTGTCATGACGCATGTTGTACCGCTCAAGGTCGGGGTTTTGGCGTAGCATGGCCTTGTCCGTAGCGTCTTGAATGAGTTTGTGTTCTATCTCACTGGCTGGCTCTCCGGTCTTGTTGTTGATAGCCACACCGTCTTGCATGGCGAAGCCCTTAGCACCAGCCTCAATGCGCTCCATTTGCTCACGAAAAGCGGCAGGTTGAGTTGTGAATTGCTCACGAAACTGCGCCTGCATTTGCTTGTCTTTCTTGAATATCTCTTCAATCATACGCTGATGAATTGTTTCACCCTGCTTGTTGAAGTCACGCTGATTCACTCAAACACCACCATCTCAATGTACTTTGGTAGTGTTCGCTCAATCTCGGCTTGGTACAGTTGTACCTTGCTGGCGAGGTCAATGTTCTGTGTGCCTTCGGGAATCAGCACGCTACGGTCGTCAGCCATCAGCAATTCAATGGCCACCATCTTCGTACAGATGTCCTCAATGGCTTTCTCCACATACCGCTCACCGTAGATGTAGGCTACCTTGATGGCGTTCCACTCAAAGAACGGATAGGAGTTGTTGAAGTAAACGATACCCATTTCATGGTCAATCCACCAGTCTCGCAAACGACCTACATCGCCGCTACCACTGCCACCTTGCAAATCCACAAGGAAGGATTTCTGTGTAATCGTACCAGTGATTGCACCCAAACTACCAGTGACAGCCACGCATCCTGTAAAAGAGGTAGCCGTTTTTCCTGTGTACCGGAATACATCACCACTTGCATCTATGGCTACACCAGCGTTCACAAAACCTGTGGTGGAGACTACATTGATGGTGGTACTATCAAGGCTTGAGAATGTCGTGCTGTTGTTTTGTACTTGGTCAAGTTCAATGTCGCTTGATGTGGTGACAATGCTACACACCTCACCAGCCTTGACAGGACGCATGGAAGTGACTTTCACCACTCCCGTACCATAGTCGCTGTTGGCTGATGCCAAGAACTCGTTGTGAACCGCTACGGCGTTTGTGCTACCCTCCAAGGTAAATGTGGTGGTTGCATCAGTTGGAGTAAAGAGAAAGTTCACAGCCGTCTTGTCCACCCTGTCCTCTTTGTTGATGAGGTCAGCGAGGTTTTGGGCTACGGTGGTAGCGTCAAAATCGTCACGCCACTGGCCCGTGCCTGTGCCTTGAGCGAGTGTTGCTACACTGCCGTTGCCGGGTGATAGGTAGATGGCGGCTGATGAAAGGCTTGACACATCGTTGAACTTGATGCGTGCCTCAGCCCCGCAAATCTCACGGTAGTCATCACCTTGCCACAATTCTATGCGTAGCATTTGCTGGACATTGCGGAATAGAAGGGGACTGGTACCGACATAATCCGTATAATAACGGCGGCGATATGGCTTGTAAGTGTCAAAGTTGATGTATTCAGCCGACACCAAATACGGTCGCCATGCGTTGCGTGTCATGTTGTCAATACGGTCTTGCATTTTAAGAATAACATGCTCCACTTTTGCCTTGGTCACGCCACGAACACGCCCGTTGGTGAACGAGGCTTTGTTCTGCACATACCCGTTGTCAGCCACTTGATAGTCCGATGCTGTCAGCGTTGCTCCACTAAAGGTGATTTTGACATGTCCAGCCTTGCTACTCGTGCCTTTACCGATGGCAGTGATGGTCAACTCCTCTTCACCCAGTGGGTCAGCATCACTGTACACACGGATTTTGTCGCCTACGCTAAAGCCTACTTGACGGTACTCGTTGCCTGTGACATATACTGCGTCCGTGTCAGCGTCAGCACTCATGAGGATAGCGTCTTGTGGGCCGATGTCCAGTAGGTCAGCGACTTGTTGAGCGGTGCAGTACACAACAGCAGTGGGGTCAAGAGGCCGGGTTTCCGGCTCACCGGGACTGAACACTACTGGCACTCATATTCCTCCCTCAAGACTTCATAGCACAATCGGTACACATACCCATTTCATGAATGAATAACAAATCGTCTTCATCTTCCCGATAAATACCTTTGCGGCATCTTGGACAATGTGTATAGTATTCTTGCCCCTGCCAATCATACGGGTCATTTTTCAACACACTCCAAGCATCACGAATAGCGACATCACGAGAAGTCATGATACGACGGAGGTGTTCAGCCTCAGCATCGGGGTTGAACTCTTCTTCGGGCGATTTACCTGCTTGCCATCGTTGCACTTTTGGGTCGCCATCATCCACTTTAGGGTCATCCGGTATATCATCACGGAGTTTACCTTGCTCATCAAAAATGTCGGGTATTTCGGGCTTTTCCGGGGCAAACTCTTGGTCAACAGCGGCTTGCTCGCCCTCAACATCGGGTTCACTCAACGACTCTTCCAAGGTTTGACCCTCAAAGGGCACACGCTCGCCCATGAACTTGAGTCCATGCTCGTCGGGATTGGCTACAGCCTCACGCATGAGAGCGTCACGAGCCTGTGTGAATTGTTCACCACCGGCCTCTCCGCCAGCACCACGAAGAGCGGCTGATGCTGTTTTGTTTGCCCACTGTTGCAGGCGCATCTCTTGTCCGTCTTCAGTCAACACCTTTTGTCGGTGCGGTCGCATTGCTTTGATAAGTACCTTCATGTTCACAGCCTCTTCTTTTCATCACGGTGCGCTAAGTTGTATTCCATTGGTTTACCGCAAGTAGCACATGTGGCTCTCCATAAGAAATGAAGAAATCCACAATGTACACAGCGTGTACCCGAACCAATGTTAAGGATGTCTCCTATTTCTTGATTACGGTTGCGCTGAGATTGAGTCACACCTGCAAGTGGGTGGTCTGTGTTGGATACGACCTCACTACCGTATTGATAGTCGGCTTTGCGACCTTGCTTACCAGCACGGTTAATGTCGCTCAAGTCTATGTTTCGGACATCAAACCCCATGCTAACCCCTCAACATCATGCGAGTTGATAGGTCACCATGACGAAAAAATTGCCTAAAACAGGGAAGACCTCAGTATCAATCACCGAACTGGTGCTATTCGCATCAGCAATCGCTTGGATGTCTGCTTGAATAGCCGCTTGAAGGGTACCTGTGGCACTGAACTCCTTTGGGGAGAACGGGCCAAAGACCTTCACGCCAATCTTAGTCAGTGCCGCCACGAGGAATCACCTCATCTCTTTCCAAGAATCCACCAGCGTCCATCGGATGTTGATGTAGTAGCGGTTGCGCTCACTTTACCAACTTCAAACAACACCAAGTTGTTGGTTTCATCAACAGAAACATCAACACCAACCGATTTAAGAGTGATTGATGGCTTGTGGCCACCAAGAACTGCTATTTCAGTGTCATCCAAAAGCGGTTGCTCAGTGCCCCCACCAACGGTAATGCTCGTATCGCTACCGATTGCGGTTAGAACACCAATTTTAAAACCTGTATCAGCAGCGTAAAGCGTCTGTCCGACTGTAAGTGCCGCTCGTGCGGCAACAGTATCTACAGTCATTGCGCCTGTTTCTCCGGGGTTGTACCCCGGCCCGTTGTTAATGAGAACACCAGTTCCAGTCACACTGGTCAAATGTCCACCTGCCGCAAAGACTTCGGTGAGTTGGTCAGTAAAATCGTACTGCGTACCACCATCAGTAAATGTGCCTGTAATCAACACCATGTCGCCAAGAACATGGAGCCTTGAGTCGTCTGTATTTCCGTATGCCATATTTTTTCACCTCATTCTGTGGGATTCAAATGCCCTTCTACAAGAGCGAGAGCGGCGGTTTTCGTAAGATACCCGCTACCCTTGCTAACTCCGTTGTCGGTCAACCACTTAAGGATGTCCTTTCGTGACCAACCTTCATCGGGGATGCCGTCATCGCCACCATCAACGGTGACTCCTTCATCTCCTTCAATGGAGAAATGTTTAGCGGGTAGCGTATGTCGCCATTCGTTTAACCACTCTTGCGTGACCTCTACTGTATCACCACGAATCCAAGAGGTAGGCGTATCACGCCTACGCCTCTCAAAGAAGGGGCCAGTGTAAGTCACATTGGGCATTCAATCACACTCAGTTAAGCATCATTACGGTTACCGTTCCAGCACCGCCAGCCTCGCCGTGAAGGACGATTGCTGGAAGGAGCGCACCAGTCTTTGCGGCAGGTGCGGCACCAGTGTTGGTGAAAGTTGCAGATAGAGTCTTGTCGGCCACTGCGAAAGTAGTACCGAGCACACCGATAATCTTTGATGCACCTGCGGTAATAACCAGCACTTGCTCATTGGCATCCGCCAAGGTAAAACCAATGGTCACCATTCGCATACTGCCCACTGCGTTCCCGTCAGTGTTTTGAGCGGTGAAACCAGTAAGGGTGCCGGGGTATGAACCACCAGCGTTACCGTCCAACCAACCCGTTTCATCAACAGGGGTACCAGTTCGCATATCCAAGTCCAAAAGAACTGATACAGTTCCAGTGGAGAAATCACCATCGTCAAATGAAATCGTCAAGCCTTTTTGTGTCTTCGTTTCTGTCGTCATAATTTACACATCCATGTTTTTTTGTTTTCAACCCTCACTTGAGGTCACGGATTGAGCCGTGTCCACCGAAGAAAGTCGTCCATAGTTCTCCCATGGTGCGGTACATTCCTTCTTGTCCGAGGCGGTTGATAGCGAATGGGTCGCCAGTTTCAATACCGCTCTCAAAGTATTGGGTTGGAATTGCAGTGCTGAAGTACAAGTAATCCGTGTCAAGGAAGTACATACGGCTCAAAGTGTCCGTTTGAATGTCCTTGGATGGGATGATTGGGACACCGTTGTAGGTGGCCACAATGAAACCTGCTTCAATACCGGGAACACCTTTCACACCGTTGTAGGTAGGGGTGACACGCTTCTCTTCCATAAACCGCTGTTGGCTTTGGAGGAGTTGTTGTAGGCGCATCAAGGTGTCGTATCCAGTAAGAATAACCTTGGGGTTTCCACCACGAGTCCAAATCTTTTGGAACAGGTCATCCAACTGGTCAAGGGACAAGTTGCGGTCAGTACCACTGTTTTCATTGTGCTCAGCGAGCGACCACGAGTTTGCACTGCGGTCAATGGAGTACATGTCTTCAGTTGAACCTGCGGAAGCACCAACGGTCACACGGTCAAGGGATTCAAAGTCGTTCCCTGCAACGGTGGCTTTGTCGGTCGTAAGCATCTTGTTCACATGCTCAGCGTGGTGCTTACCCATTTCTTCCTTGAGAATTGCACGAATGTCGCCCAATCCATCGTCCTTGTCGGACAGGAACATTGCGGTTTCGCTCATGTCAAAGGTGTGAACCACAGTCTTTGGCTTGGCGGCAATGTGCTGGAAGGTTGGTTTGGTGGTGTCGGGGAGCGTAGCGTTTTCTGCAACACCGCCGCCAACCGTGAAGGAAGGACGCTCGGTGATGACTCGCCAACCACTGCGTTCCCAAGGTCGCTTGGGAAGGATGGAGAAGGCGTTGAACTCTTGGTTCAACTGGCTCCAAACCTTGCGTCCATAGATGGCTTGGTAAGTACCAGCCGTGGTGGACAGCATTGGAGCGTCAGCCTTGAGCAACTCGCTACCGGAGTAGGAGTATCCCATTGCGTTGCCTGCGCCGTAGTAGTATCGTTCCATGTCAGTAATGTTTCGGATGTAGTCTCTTGCCATATCATTTCACCTCATTTATTTGTGTGTTCATTCCCCTCGCAGGGTGCGATGTGCAAGGGCGTGAACTTCGTCCCACCCCATGTTCGCCATGTCTTGCGTTGAGGGAATGTCAATGGATGCAACCGACTTTTGAATGGTCGTGCCTGCTCCTGCACCGATGTTGTCAATGCGCTCGGAAAGAGCCTCAATGGACTTCACGATTTCCGTAAGTGGTGCTCGTGCGTCAAAGGCGGCTTTATCAGCCTCGGATTTAGCAACTTCCATCTCGTTGTTGAAGCGAGCGGCAAAGTTGCCTTCAAGGTTGTTTCGGAAGTCTTGTTCCAAAGCGGCGGCTTTGTAAACTTCGTAAGCGGCTTCAAGGTCTGCATCACTCACATTTTCGGAGTTGAGGTAGCCCTTGGACAATGAGGCTGGCCCCATTGCTCCGGCAGGAGTTTTACCACCGGAAGCGGTGATAGCGTTGATTGCACCAGTGGAGGGAGAACCGTTCTCCTGTCCTCGGCCACGGACTTGACCACCGAAGTAGTCAGCACCGTCAACAGCGTCGGGGTTGTCAAAGCCACCAAGTTGGGCTTTCTCAAGTTGGTCAAAGTGGAGGCGAGCACCATCAGTGTCAACGCCAGCCGACTTGAGGGTGTTTTCCATCCAAGAAAGGTATTCGGAGGAAATAACATCGGAGTATTCTCCTTTGTCCATGTACATCTTGTCATCGTCTTTCTTTTCGTCTTTCATTTCGTCACCTTCTTCTTTTTCGGGCTTTTTTTCTTCATCACTACCCTTACCCTTCATGTGTTCACGGAGTTGAGGAGGTAGTTCTCCCTTTTCCATGGCATCCAGTCGGCTTTCAAGTCGTGACATAATTTCTGTCAAATCACTGTTTTCGTTTGTCATAGTGTTGTCCTCCTTCAAAATGCGGAACTGTGCTTCGGGGTTGATACCCTTTTCACAAATCGTCACCTCATGCAACTCCATTTTTGAAATCTCTTGGTAGTCGCCTTTTTCCATGTCGGACTTTCGCACTCGCTTGAATGCTTGCCCTCCAATAGAAAATCCACGAAGGTTGCCCTTGCGGATTTCAGCGGCTACTTCACGAGCCTTCTCTATATCGTTGCGGAGTTTAACAACAACGAACAGCCCTGTGTCATCCGTTTCGGATTTCCACATGCGTCCGTTGGAATCAATGTACGAGTCAATGACTTCGCCAACTTGAATGTTGGAGTGAGCCAACTGTACATTGCGGTACTTTTCACCCTTCATGAAGCCATCAAAGGCATCCTTTAGGGCGGAGCGAGTAATGAGGTCGCCTTGCTTATCTACAAGTTCAACTGATGCGTAGCCAGCAACAACCAAATCGTTACCACTCTTGAGGAGAGTGATACCGTCAGTAGGTCGTTGAATGCTCAGCATTGAACTTCCGACTCCCTGTTATGGTATAAGAATGGTTCGTCAAGTCCGAGACACCAACGGCTGGTCATTGTCGTAGTCTATAGAGAGTCTTTCACCCTCGTCAGTTTCTACTTGAATGTGATTCAGTCGCTCGGTTTTCTTCTCTTTCTTTTCATCAGTAATTTTTTTCTCACCGTCAAAATCCGGTAAGGTTGACTCGTGACGAAGTTGGGTTGGGCCACGGGGCGATTCCTGCGGTGTACCAACATCAATACCCAGTCCCTTTGGCCCAGTCCATGTCATGCGCTCTTTGCTGATTTTATCCAAGGCTCGTACAATAACTTCCAATGCTTTCTTTGTTTGATTGGGTTTGAGAAGGCGATTTTCATCATCTTCTTCAAGAATACCCACGCTTTGCTCTTCAGTTCGTTTATCGCTCGGCTTCTTCGGCATTACATCACTTTCAGTTTGTTTACTGAGTAATCCTTTTACCATTAGTGGAGCAACCGACGACCAAAACGGCATAAGACTTTCAGCCAGCACCACAGGGTAATCGGTCTTGGTCAAATCACCCATCGTGCTTTTTGGTGAATGCACACACCACACATCGCCTATTTCTTCCATGTTGTACACTACTGTGTCAACTCCCTTCAACACGATTTGAATCTGTGAGTCCGAGATTTCAATATCGTGAGGAATAAGAATTGGTGCGAATGCTTTGGTCATGAGGTCAAGAGATTCTGTGCTGGCCGCACCCTCTCCTTCACCCTCCCCTTCCAACTCCTTGACTTGTACATTGTACACAGGGCGGTTTTTGCGGTTTTTCTTGGAAATACCCGTGATGGATGCACGAACAATGTCGCCAACCTTGAACACCATACGCTGGTTATGAGCCGTACCCACATCCATGTAATGTTCACCATCATGCTCCACAGCCCTGTTTCCAAGCCCCTCAATCTCAAGGATAGGGCCAGCACCCAACTGATAGGTGTACGGGCCTTTGCCACGACGGTCAAGGATGATGAAGTTGAAGTCTCGGCTGTCACGGTAAACAATCCACTTTGGATGTCGTCGCTCTCCACGCATGTAGGTGGATTTGTTGTCTCGCAACAAAATGTTGTCGTGGTCGTCTTTGAGGTTCTTTACAGCGTCGGCCAGTCCCTCATCGTCTGTCATACGAGTATCGTGTGGGCCGGGTACAATCACAGGCTCTTGACTGTCAAACTGTGAGCGTAGAATTTTCAACCGCTCAAACAACTGCATTTCACCCACATTGGTATCGTCGTAATTGATAATGTCAATGATGTTCAACTCTTCTTCACCAAGAATAGCGTCCAGCGTATAGTTCTTGTCGTTCATTTTTTCAAGAGCCTCTTTCGTGGCTTTGCGTAGCCCCTTCTTACGACCGTTTTCATCATACGCCGTAATCTCGTCATCACTGCGTACAATGATAATTCGCTTCCCATCATACCACTTACTTACAACCCACGAGCCGCTGAAACCACGAAGGTGTTCAAGGTCGGCCAAATCAAAAATGCGGTGCATAGGGCGAACAGCAGGACTCCATTTCGCATCGTCGCTCTTGCTCAACAACACATCCGGGTCAAGTAGAGAGGTGATGAGTTCGGTCATCTCACTTGCCGCTACCGTAGTTGGAATCTCGCTTGCTGTTTCTGCTGTCTCCATGTTCATGCTTTGGTGAGGATTGTCGGGGTACTGAGGTGGTGGTGCATTTGCATAGACTTGTTGCGCTACTTCTTTTCCGTGAATCATAGCGGTCAAATCCTCCGGCACAGAATGATACAACCCTGTGCCTACATTTGAACCGATGTGAATTGTACCGTCGTCGCCAAACTCAGCACCAAGTGTAGGTGTTGCTTCATACCCATGGTGCCACGCACCGCTGTCAAAGTTATCCGTCAACCCTGCGTGTGCGGGCGAAGGAATACCCAGTGGATACTGAGACATGCCTGCTGTTTCAGGAATTTCCAAGTCGGGTGTGAAGACACCTTCCTCTTCTTCAAGTACACGAGGGTCAAAGTGAATAATCGTGTCAAGGTGATTCTTGGTGTCGTTTGTTTTACGGGATTTTGATTGACTACCAAAGCCCTTTGCACCGTGAATATCACCTTTGACGGCACCAATACCAGCGGCTTTCATTGAGTCTTTGAATTGCTGTGGGTTAAGTTTCATACCCATGGCTCGTGGAATACCGTGAGAAAGATGTCCACCCCATGCTTTTATGTCAGTTTGTTGTGCAAAGTGGTTAATGGCTTGATGATACCCGTTTTCTCGTGCGTGGCGATAGAACGCCTCATGGTCGTCCAACTCCTCTTCGGGCTTGTTCATCATCTCTTCGTCGGTGAAATGATTGAGGTCAAGCCCGTCAATGTTCGGGATTTTACCACTGAGAAGAATGTTCTTAATTGTAGAAACTTGTAACGGCGCACCTCTTTCACCCACCATATCAATGAGTTCTTGGGCTTTCACTTTTGCAACAGGAGTTCGTTGGATTCCAAGTTTGTCCAACAGTTTGTCAGCATTTTCATCACCCTCAACCATTATACCGTCTGTGGACAAATGATTAGCGATAGTAGCGTGGAATGGATTTTGTGCCGCAGGGTCGGTGTCTCGTACAGAAGCCTGTAATCCATAATTGGTTGAAGAAACACCGTGTACACTGTGAGGAACAGACACAATGTAGCGTTGAGCGTCACGCATCAGTTGATGGGTGTTTGCGATAAACTTCTCCGGCTCGTCGGGATTGAAAGCATCGGGGTCATGCTCAAGGTATTTTGGTAGAAGAACATCTCGTGCAACCTCAGCAATGGTTTGTCGGTGGCCACCAAACAATTGCTCCATACGAGTGGCATCAAGTTTCCACATTGTGTTTTTACTCTTCTTTTGTGTGCTTTGCTGTACCTTTTCCAATTGTTGAGTCGTATCGTTGATTTCAGCCATCAACGGTTGCAATTCTTCAATGGGTGCGCCAGTGGTTTGCTTTTCAGTCAACTCTTGATTTAATTCTTCAAGCATTGTTGTGAGTTCGGATTCTTGTTGCGAAGCGGGTAACATACCGCCGAATTGAAGCAAACGAGAAACGGCATCCTTTTCGTCAGCCGCCATTGTGGTTTTTGTTTTCTGTGTCTTTTTCTTCGCTTGCAGTTCCTCAGTCATGGTTTCCGTCATGCTTTGAAGAGAAGAAAGCAACTTCTGTTCATCAAACTCACCAAGACCTCGGCCCAACAAAGCAGTGTTTAATTCGGGATGCTTATCTGTAACGACACCGGGTGCCATCGGGAGAGTGTTTCTACCGTGCATAAGGTACTCAAGAATCTCCTTTGGGTCTTGTGTACCCAGTATTTTTGACGCTTGAGTAATGGCCGTCATAGCGTGATTCATATCGGGATTGGTCAACACTTGATTCTTCAACGCATTGAACGAAAAGCCACTACCACCGCCCCATCGCATAAAATCAATGAAGTGTTCTTTGCTCTCCCCACCACTGAATGCCTCATCTCCACGAAGGAAGTCTTGAACTTTCATCAGTGATTTTTGTGCTGGTTGATGAGGGTGATTCATACGCCCGCCAAGCGTTTCAAGGAAGTGAGCCAGTTGTGCGTTCTTGTGCATATTGCTGTCCGAAGGAGATGCGCCGTAGGATGTGAAGGCACCCACATGATAGGTGGGAATAATTGTGTGTGGATATGTCAACGGTTTGAGATGGGTGCCAAACCTGTCCTTACGCTCTTTGTCCGTCATGTGGCGAATCGTGTATTCGTAATCGGGGTTGAGTGTCGTTTTGTGTTCTGTGTAGTTGTTCTTGCCGGTTGAACCGTCCCGGTACGCTCGTTTTTTGGAATGCCCTACGGGAGAAAGCAAGTTTTGTAGCAACTCTTTTTGGTTGAAGTATGAAAAGCCCTTACCAGTAGAAACAAATTGCTGTGTGCTTGTGTTTACCTTTTTCATTTTTTCGCCAAACTCACCAATCAACTTTGTTTTTAATGGCATGAAGTGATGAGCGAGCGTTGTGTTATCGGGATTGGCATTGATGTAATTTGCACCAGCATCGCTTAGTTCTGTGAATGGCGAAAGACCGTCCTCATCAGCATGTGTGGCGTGAAGGATGTCATGGTAAGTTGCAAGCGTTATACCTGCTCCGCCCGTTTTTGCAAAGGCTGAGTCCCAAAAGCGACCGGGGCCGTAAGTGAAACCGTCACTGTGGTTTCGCCAGTAATTCGGTTTTTCCTCTGTTGGATGAGGGCCGTGTGGGGAAGTAAAAAAGGCCCGATGATTGCGAGCATCCTTGATACCAGCATGAAGTGAAGAGTTCGCCTTAGCCATGGATTCAATGTCGTCAATCAAGTCAGCGTTGACAATTGGTTCTTCCAATTTACCGTGAATTGGATGGTCGGTCATCAACTCCCGTGTCTTAGGGTCGTAGCCAGCCAAATAAAGCAAATCAGCCTTGCTCATTCGCACATCGTCAAGACTTCGCTTTCTTCCCTTTACTTTGAAGTGGCTTGCCATTGCATCTTTCATTTCGTCTTGGTCAAGTTCTCTCATTGGGTTCTTGTCCACATAAAGGCGTGGTAGAAACTTGTGATGCCCCGATATACCGTAGTTGTCTCGGATGCGTTCAAGAATAATTTCTGAGAGTGAATGACCATCAAATTCATCCATAGGCTCGTGAGCAAATCTACCCATAGCCTGTTGCAAAAACATGTTGCTTTCACCAGCAATGTAGTCGTTGTCATTGTTTTCTTGATGGTAGTGTGCATTTCGCCCCATATGTGTCATTGGACGCATAGCCCAATTCATTTCGGGAGTCATACGCATGAGGGCGTTGTATTTGAGGCGAGCAGAAGGAAACTTTTGTCCGTTAGGTAGCGAAATCAAATCATGGTCGTCAAGACCCTTTTCACCGATATGCTCCATGATGGCTGTGCGTTCTTCGGGGTCAAACCATTCAAGGCCAAGCATGTAGCCAAGGTGCCCAAGCCGTGTTGGGTGTTCTTCATACTTGTCGCTGAGCATCATGTTGCTATCGTCATCAGCCTCCCACATGGCCGCTCGGTCAGCAAAGTGTTCTTTGCGAAGTTGCTCTTTCATCTCAGCGTTGTCCATACCTTCAGCCAGTAATTCCTCTTGACGATTCTTGTTCCGCTTTAACCAACGGAAATAATCTCGCTCGTAGAGGTCATGCTGGTGATGAAGAAGTGTGCCGTTTGGACGGGTATCACCAAGAATGTTTACCTTCTTTCCTCCTTTTTGCTGAAACCCACCGACAAGAGGATGGTCTTTACCGAGAGTATCAAAGAATTGCTTTTCCATTTCCTTCTCGGCTTCACCATGCCCACCCAGTGCCCAACTTCGTAGCATCTCTACATAGGCAGGCATCCCCGACACTGCGTTGGTACGAAGAAGCGGGTGGTTGACTTCGTGAAACGGGAAGTGGTGCCGCTGGTATGGATGTGTGCCGTCCTTTGGTTGGTAGTACGGCCACATTGCATGGCCGTGCTTTTTGTTTACAGGTGATTGAAGCCCGTCTTTCCATACATGGTTGGTCGGCTCGCCATGTGAGTGTTGAAGAGCGAACAAGTAGCCCATACCTTCGGGATATTTGTAATCGGTTTCACCGACTTTTACTGCATCTTTTTCTGCTTGTTCTTTATTCTTGTAAATCATCTCAGCCGTGGCTTTGAGAGATTTGAACAACGGTTCGCTTGGAGTCGTGTCAAGTGCTTCGTAGGCAAGAATGTATTCAGCCGCCGAATAAACAAGGTCAAGACCATCATCCAGTGATTTAAGCAGTTGGTTGCTACACACAAAGAAATGGTCGTTCACGCTATCACCGCCCTATTGGAGCGGTACAAATTGTGGACAAGCGTGCAAATCCATTCCGCCATGTTGCGGCAATTGACATCCTGTGCGTTCAACGCCTCCACACAGACCACAAATAACTGGTGCACCGCTTTCACGCATTGCCGCTTTTGGGTTAGGCATCAACGCCCACCCGCCGTGTCTTCTCGCTCAGCCCCTCGTCCCTCATGAGGATTCATACGAGAGCCGAGGCGTTGAGTGTCAATGGCTTCTTTGGGCTTCTTTTTCTTGGGAGCATCCTCAGTCTCAATGGTGCGTCCGTTAGTGGTAAAGTAACCACTTTTGGTTTGTCCACCCGATTCAGCGTGGAAAGAAGGATTGACATCGGTGATTTTCTCAGCCTTGAAGCCCGGTTCGGCTTTGGCCATTTTACCATGAGACTTGTTGCATTGTGCCTTTTGCTTTTCCGAGCATTCCGAATACTTCTTACCGAAGTTCTTCATACAGTATTTATCTTTGGTAGCCATGTCAGCCTTAGCCATTTTGCCACCGCAACCCATTTTCATACATTGGCCCATTTTGTTGAGTTTACCACCTTTACACTTTGGACAATCTTCACCTTTTAGCAATTCGTCAATTCGTTGTTCAAGTTCAATGGCCTTTGTCAAATATCCGTTTTCTACTGGTCGTGGTTTCATTGTACACCCTCCTTTGCACCTAAAGCCAATTCGTGAATGTCTTCCCACGACATGGCATGAATGTCCTCATTACTCATTGTGCCTATTTCGGGTGAACTCTTGAGAAGAGCACCACCTTCAAGAGCCATATCTCCCCGGAAAGGGTCAACTTGTAAGTCATTTGTGAAAGGAGTAGAGACATTGACAAGTCCCATTTTACGAAGAAGTTGTTGTGGGTTGTTGATGAGTCTTTTGAGAGCATCATTTTCAGCCTTAAGAATTGAAAGATTGGAATCCATAGACTCCATCTTATTGATGAGAACACCAATCAATTGTTCAGCATCGGATGATTCACTCATTTAATCACCTCAAAGACGACGACCGTAGGAACCTGCGCTTCGTTTGTACTGTGGGCTGTGGCGGGAGGAAGACATAAAGCCGAGTCGCTGTCCTTCAATGGCGGGCTTAGATGCTTCTTGTGGTTGCATTTTCAACACAGGGACACCGCCAGCAAAAATATCCCGTGGGCCTTGTGGGGTCACCACATCGGATTTAGCAATCTCTTGGTGCAAATCATCAGCCAAAAAATCGCTGAGTTTTTGTACTTCACTAAGGTGTTGCTTGGCCATTTGACCATCTCCACTTTCAAGAGCAGAAATAAATGATTTCTGTGCTTGTTCCATTTTTCGGGCCATCGGGTGCATTTTCAATAAGTCCATGTTAATCCCTGCTATGTTCGCCTCATGCCTTTCGTCTTTAAGAGCATTACTGTCCACGGGGGCGACGAGCATCCAAAAGTGCATTACTCAAGTTTTGTTGCATAGATGGTGCTGGCCCTCTTTGTTGTACATTCGTAAATGGTGCACCGCTACCCATACTTCCTCGTCGTTGAGGAGTCGCTGGCCCACGGTTTCGTAATCCCACGCCTTGACCTCCGGGTTGTGGAGGTGGCATCACCTGTTGAGCGAGTTGTGGAGGCATTTGTGGGCCTCTTCCTTGCATCATAGGCATACCCGGAGGCATACCCGGAGGCATACCGGGAGGCATACCGGGAGGCATACCGGGAGGCATACCTCCTCCCATTGGTGGAGCACCACCCGGCGGAGCACCTTGTTGTGGTGGTTGAGGTTCGGGACGCTTGTAAGTGAAACGGATGTCTCGGTTGGCTGTGTCTTCAATGAGTTCGGGCATAAAGCCAAGTTGCGCCATGCGTTGTGCGACATTGAGTTCTTCCGAATCACGGCGTAGGCGTGTAATCTCATCTTCTTCTTCGTTGGGATAGAGCGTAAGTTTCCAATCATTGATGTCCATTTGTTTGAGAAGACGAGGGAACAGAACTTCTGTGTACACTTTTTGTCCAAACTCAACGGCTCGGTTTGTCACGAGAATCTGCATACCTTCATTGTTAAGACCGCCTTTTTTACCAGCATCCATCATGAAAACCGACGAAACACCGTAGAAAGCGGCAATGCGATTACGAATTTCATCACGCACTGCAATGTATTGCATTTCTTCCAGTGTGTCCATGAACTTAACCCAATTAACGCCACCACGACCTGTAGATGATTCAATGCCAACCTTGGGCACATAGTGAGGGTCACGCTCCATTTTTTCGTCCACAGCCTTCCAAAATGACTTCATGGACTCCAAGTTATCTGTGGTGACTGATACGATACCCTTTGGCATCCGTCGCTTTTGATATGCTGTGTAAATGTAATTGTCCATAGCCGTGAGTGTCATGGCTTGTCGCCACATGGTGTTGACAGGAGAGCGACCATACAGTTTAGACGCTTTGTACTTACTCACATGAAGAATTTCGCCTTCAACGAAGTATTGGGTTTTTCCGCTACCTGCCATGTTTACATAATGCACATCGTGGAGGTCAGCACCGCACACTTCACATGTATCATCCTCAGCGTGTGTTTTGATTTGGTCACGATGAATTAAACATGTTTTGTAGCGTCCACCACGCACACCTCGCTTATCAGCAACGATACGCATGAAAATAGGGTCGCCACGCATGATTTCTTTAACACGGTAAAAAGCCACTTCTTTGCTCTTAGGGTCAATAAAATACTCCTTGACTAAAATCAAGAAAGCATCATCTACGATGTTGAGGTCAGCCTCTATTTCATTGAGTACAGTAATGAACGATTGCTCCATGCTGTTCTCTTGTTTAAGGAGCCACTTGGCGTAAGTCAATTCATCTATATCGGGTTTTCTTACAGCCCCGCCGCACTCAGCACATGTTTCCACTTCACTTTGATACTCCTCATCACACACCGTACATTTGCGTGCAAATTTCTTCTCCCAGTAGTAGCCACGACGAAACATCTCTTGGCGCAACTTGGCAAGCACTGTACGAAGAATCAGCGACTCGTTGCTTACAGCATACAACGCAGGGATGGTGATACCCTGCGCCATCACAGGCTCTTGAATACCACTTGTCCACAGCGGCATGGTTGGAGTGGGAGATTCTTTGCGACGGAAAGGCGTACCCAACGCTGAAAGAAATCGTGAAATTCTACCTTGTTCTTCAGCCATCACAATCCCTCAGCGTATGTACCTATCGTGTCAGCATTTAAGCCCCACTTATCAAGAAGAGAAGCGGCTTTGTTTTTATGTTCTTTCCAATTGTTGTAGGTAACCAATTGATACAACTCAGTCTTTCGCATGGTGTCCTTCTCTTCAATGTAATTCAACACCGCTTTGGCTTGTAGTGATTTGAGTTTAAGGTGTGGAAGCACCCCTTTGAGTATTTCACGAATGTCATTCTTTGATGAGAAAATAAGGCGATGAACGGGCTTAATGGTATTTTTTGCCAACTTTTGGTCGGACACAAGGCGACCACAACCAATCATTTTTTGCAATTCTTCACAATGGCTGAAACCATTGTCGCCACTGGCTACAATCGTCACACGAGGGTCGCCACGCTCGGAGATGAAAATGCTTCCATCGGCATCAACAAAACCAGCGGTGTATGCCCACATGTCTTTGATGATGAAACCATCAGTGCCTTGTTTGACAAAAGTTTGTCGTGCGCTACCTTTGTACACATCAACCTCTTCACCATACATTTTGAGTAAAGAACTCATTTTACCGGCTGTCATGGATTTGTTAAGGGTTCCATAGCCTCTACGCACAATTTCACGACTTCCGAGAGCACCTTCCTTTTGTAAAAGGTCGGATGCGAAATGCAATGCGGCTACATCTGTCTTTTTTAACCCATCAATTTGATGCAGTGTGTTCTTCCACATCTTTTGGGCTTCTTTCTTCATGTCGTTTGCATCAACCCAGTTTTGCTGGTCGTCAGTGTTCCAATCCAACTTGTCGTTAAGGTGTTGAAGCACTGTAATTGCTTTGAGGTATTGTTGACATGATTTTTGTAAACTGATACCACGGGATTCACCAAATTTACGCAATGCTTTGAGTGAGCGGTCATCAAGTCCGATATTGCGTATGACATCCTCCATACCATCAGCCCATGAAAGAGATTTGATGGTCAAATCAACCTCCATGGCTTTTACACGGCGTATGTCTTTGATGATGCCGTCATATTCATCCCGAAACGATTTGTCGTGTCGGCGCATTTTGCGACACATGCGAATAATAGTGTTGGCATCGGTACCGTATTTACTTTCAAACCAGCCATCTCCGTTTTTTGCAAACCGTGATACTGCGTTGTCTTCTTTGATGACTGTATTTAAAGTCTTAAGGGGTACACTTTGTGGCTGAAAATGGGGATGTTGAGCAATACTTTTCAAAACAGTATTGGAAAAATCATCTGCGACACGCAACGGTACATCGTACTCGTCACCGATAAACAGACTCCCCCACATATTGACCACTGGATTGACCATTCATTTAATCCTTCTTCTTTTTGACACCGACTTTTTTCGGTTTGGCTGTGACCGCAATCACCATTACCATACCCTTCTTGCCTTTCATGTCTTTCTTTTTGTCTTTCATTGCTTTCACCACCGTTGGTTTGCCGCCAACGCCTTGCTTTTTTGCACGCTTGCGTTTGGTAGCGGCTTGTTTTTGACCTTCACTCATAGAGCCACTGGTCTTAGGAGTTTTACTTGATACTTTGACGGAGGGACGGCACTTTGGGTAGCCTTTGCTTCCCTTCTTCGCTTTAGAACGGCCACATGGAGGGTGTTTTCCGTCTTTGTTCTTACGGGACACATCCACCCATTTCTCCTTGAACCAACGGTTCAAGTTTTTCACGATGAGAACATCATTCACTCTTTCCTCACCCACGCATCACAAATATGGTCAGCCATACAGTTGAAATCGTACCACTTACAAAAACCAGTCTTAGGGTCGTTTGTAGCAGAACTGTCCCATGCCTTACATGTGCCACAGTTTTTCTTTGCCTTCATCTCCTTTTCCGTTGCCTCACGGTAGTTGGGAGCATCACGCTTTGCTTTGAGAAAAGCCATAACATAATCAAAGTCCATCGTTTTTCACCGCCTCAAATGGATTTACAGGTTCAACCGGAGATTGTTCGGGCACCATGGTGTAGCATCCTGCACACATCATATCACCGCCACTTCTCTTACGGTACAACCCTCTCCCGCAATTGGGACAAGGTTGTTCGGGCTTTACACGAATCCAAGGGTCAGGATTTTCCGAATAAAACTTCAAAATATCCCAACTTTCTTCAAAGGGTTTCACTTCTTCTTACCTCCCTTTTTCTTGCGGAATTTACCTCGGCAGTATTGAACAGCCCAACCGTTAGCATAAGCAGACGGGTACACCTTGAACTTCCGCTTAGCGGCGGCTTTACCTTCGGGACACAGTTTCTTTTCAAGAGCGTCCCAAGCAATCCCCATTCCAAAGCAATGTCCACATTCACAAGTCATTCAAAACCCCCAGTCATCAAAAGGAAACATCATGGAATCATCCACCCATCAGCATGATTGTGTTCTTTTGAGCGGTGTGGTTTACCACGAATCCACTCATCAAAGCCGGGTAACACATCGTCAAGCAGGACAACCGAGCCTTTGAACTCCTTGGTAGCCCAGTTTGCCAGTGCAAGTGACATAGCCAAGTCATCGTGAGTACCCACGCTTTCCAATTTACCATTTTTCTGCATACCGAAACGGTTGAGTTCAGTTTCCAATTTGTGAGTAAACTCACGGCTTCGTTTGTCACCGTATGGAGTTTGAATGCGGCCTTGCTCAAAAGCCATCAAAAGGGACATGAACAGGCTTTCCTTGCGTGTGCGTGTTGTCATGAAAGTCTTGATTGGAATGTCTTGGCGCATTTCAAGGAGTTCGGCTTGGAACATACGCTGGAAGTTGTTGCCTTCCAACTCAATGAGGTCGGGTTGGAAACGGTTGTTAAGCATCATGATTTGATTTTTCTGCGCCAGTCCCGACATACCACGCTCGTGAACGATGCCAACGATTTGTTTGACATCCTCACCCGGAAGCATACGCATGACGGTCATAGCGGTGAAGTCAGCGTTTTTATCCGATGCAATGGCTGTGTCCCACCCAATGAAATGTTGACCGAAAACTCCCATTGGTTCTCCTTCAGCATCGTACTCGGTATCAGCACGGTCAAGCAACACGAGGTCTTTGTTGCGTGCCTTTTCCAAGATGTCGTTAGGAAACATACTGGCAACATCGTGGATAGGCTCACACAGGTACTCACGAGAAAACTGAATGGCTGGCATGGTGAGTCGCCGCTCGTTAAGTGAGTCTAAATCCCATCGCTCCGGCCACAGGGCTTCGCCTTCTTTGTTGATAGCGGGGTATGTTTCCACTTGGAATGTTTCAGTTTGTTCCAACTGAGAGTACAAGTCGTTGTACGAAAACGGCGTACCCACCATCATAAGGCGACCCGTGTGGTGGAGAACAGGGAGCAGGACACCGTAGAACCAGTCTGCGGCACGCTGTAGTTCGGTACCCGTCGTACCCCACAGAATATCGTCGCACAACACAACATCCGGGTGGAAACCACGAGTACCACCGCCGACCGACTTGGCCATGATACGGCTACCATTGCTGAACTCAAAGTAGGTCTTGCGCCATGGTCGGCCTTCGGGGATGAGGTAGCGAATGGAGGGCGTGTTCTCAATGTTTTGACGGATGAAACGCATGTGTTCAAGCGTCTGTTCCAACGAGTGCGAGAAAATCATGATGTGCTTACCCGGCTGGAAAGCGGCAATCCACAGGGCGTAGGACATGAAGAACACGGACTTGCCGTGGTCACGAGATGCTTTCACGCAGTAGTATCGGTTGTCAGCCAGTCCTTTGTCCCACGACTTGTGATGGCCCGAATAATCAAAGCCCAAAATCTCCTTGAAGAAGTATTCAAACGACTTTGCAGACATCTTTCTGTCCATGTCGTGAATAAACCCCTCCATGTCGCTCATGGTATCACCGCATCACTTTGTCCATGTACACTCGGAAGGCGAGTAAACCAGCCACATGTGGGTCAGCCTTGTGGAGCATGTCGCCAAACTCGTTAAGCACTTGTTCTACAAAAGAGCGGAGAACAGGGTATGGTTGTCCAGTTGCCGGGTTAATTGTCCCTTGATAGTGAGTAAGACTGGCTGGTTGTAATGGATTAGCCGTTGAAGTAGGCTCTTCTTGATTATACATGGGTTGTACTGAACCATGTGTTGCTTGAATTATTTCGGGACTTACTGGTTGCTCCGATGCCACTGGCTGTATTGGTGGCGTTTGTTGCATATGGTCTGCTGGCGGCGTTGGTAAGTTTGCTGGTGGTGTTTGTGCAGGGACAGGAGGTGTTGGTAAGTTTGCTGGTGGTTGTGTTGCCGGTGTCGCAGAAGAGGAACCATAGGTGGGGGGTGCTACACCAACAGTAAGGTTGCCTTGTCTCGGTGGCGTGGCCTGTTGCATCATAGCGTTTTGAGCCATCGTTTGTTGTTGTTGGTTGAATGCCTCCGTAGCCATGTCTTGGGTCTGCTGTGCTTCAGTAGGTCTGTTCGCCGTCAAACCTTGCACATTCTGTGCATAAGTGTCTCCAACACTACCAAGCGCACCAACATTGCCTCCTTGTAGGCCGTATGCTGTTTGAAGACCCGTCAAAGCGGCGGCGAGTCCACGACCTGCGAGGTTAGCACCTGCACCCAATCTTTGCATCCTTGTAGGTGCGGCACCGGGAAGTTGTGCGCCGGGAATAAATGATTGACCACCTTGTGGATTAAGGCCCATTGCTCCACCACGAACAGCGGCCAAGTCTTGCATCAAGCCACCTTGACCTCGCCCGCCTACCTCACGAGTGTACATAATGCCGCCGCCACCGGCTTGCTTTCTCACTAAAATCGGTTTTTTCATCGTCGTCCACCTTTTACAATTTGCATGACATCATCCATGGCTTTGTCCATGGACTTGTAATACTCGCTGAGAAGAGATTGCTGTGGGTCAGCCATGAGTCGCTGTGCCGCCGCTTCCATAGGAGAAAGCGGTGCATCGCTCATCGGCATGGGTCTGCGACGGCCCGATTGTTCAAGCAGTTGTCGGAACTGCATGGGGTCAAGTTGCCCAATTTGCGGTCGCAATTGTTGATATTGCTGTCTCGCAGTATGCGGGAAAGAAGAAGGTGCCGCCCGAACCGGAGTAGGAACCGGAGAAGTAGTACCCGTTACAGGAGAAACGGGCTGAACAGGTGAAGAAATGACCTGCGGTTCGGGCGACTGTGTAAGGGAGGGGTCAAACGCCTCCGTTGGTGCAAAATCATGGATTTCGTGAAAGTACGCATCCATGTGAGGGTCAAGAGGAGGCATGGAGTATTCTCCTGTCTCGGTATTGAGTTCGGGGTAGCCGCCAATGGACATACCGGGACGAGCGGTGGTAGGGATGTCACCAATACCTCGCTTAACCTCGTGGCCTTGTGCGCTGGCTTGATGGTCAGCCAATGCTTCCAAAACATTTCGGAAACGGTCAACTTGACCCATAAGACCCTCACTGTGATACATACCCATGGCTTGAAGTTCATCAGCCGAGATACCGTGTTCACCAAATCGGCTACGACCTTCTTCACTACCCTCACCCGATGCACGGGCAAGAGCGAACATACGCTTAGCGGATTCGTGCATTCCCTTGCCGCCTTTTGCACCCGCTGAGAGGTACTTGGCCTGCTCACCTGCTGAGAGCATGTCTTCGGATGCACCATACTTTTCCATCATGTGGTCGTACAACTTTTTGAAATTACCTTGCCCACTACGACCAAACAGAAACATCATAGCAGGTACATGAGCCATGTCTTCTATCAGTTTATTTCGCAATTCGGGAGTTTGAAGGATTTCGTGAAGTGGTCGGCTTATCATGTTAGGGGCACCAAACGAACCAGTATTGACCGTGACATCTACATTGGGAATGTGTTCTATACCTTGTTGTAAAGCACTTTGAATCATTTTTGATGCCGCTTGATATAACCCATCTTTGTGTTCCCAAGAATGCTTTTTTCCTGTTTTTTGCATTTTTTCGTTAAGAGCAGGGTAAAAGAAAGCGTCGGGAAGGTGGTGCAAAACTTCCCATGTATGTACACCTTCTGTTTCACCAAAAAATCCTTCGGGGCCACGCCCCATCATGCTCTCATCAATGTCAGCACCGTGTTGCTTTTGATTTGAAACGAGGAAGTTTTTAGGTGTAAGAAAGTGAGGTTGCATCCAAGGATAGTCAAGAAACTTAAGTCCTTGTCGTATTTCTTGTGTTGGAATACCCATATCCTCTAATTGGTGAGTTATGTTACGGTGAAATGGAATGTAGCCACCCTCAACGAATTTACCAACAGGGGTGGACATGTGATTCTTATTGGTGAGCATCGTGATTTTTGTACCACCCTTTGTTCGTGCAGGCATGGTATTTTTTTCTCTTGTTGCATCCCCTCCGGGCATATCCGAAGCCCTAATTTTACGCCATTCGGGAGAGTCAAAACCCGCTAAAGCGTGTGCATCACCGTGAGAATGTGTGTCATTGAACTCGTTGATAGCGTTATTGATGACTTCGGAGACTGGAATGTTGAATCCTCTTGCACGAAGGAAATCACCAAGTCGGTGTGCTACAGCGTCAATAGGATGATGAAAATCACCGTAATCTGTTTGATATGTTTTTTGACCGTGTTCTCCGATAGCCCACTGGCCGGGAAGAAGGTTGCCCACACCATCGTGAGCATGTGCAGGAAGGTCATCCTCTCCTTCGGGGCGGAAAGCCTGTGGTGGTGGGTTGCGAAAAATTTGCGCTCCCGCTGGCCCGTGCCCCACAAGGCTCCATGCCTTCTTGAGAGGACGACCCACACGAATCATCATCACATGTGCCCCCTTCGGCTGTTGATGATACCAACAGGGTCAAGCCCGAAGGTCTTAGCATCTGTCTCAAGGTTCTCAGTTGGGCCTTGTGGGTCTTCGTCATCAGTCGGTTTGACACCAGCAGGATGACCGGGTAAATCTGCGGCATCTGTCGCTGTCAAGTTTTTCTTTATTTTCGCTTCACGCTCTTTGGCTTGAATAAGCCGTCGCATGAGATTAAGCAACTCAATACGATGAAGACTGTTGCGAGCCTTAAGTATTTCACTTCGGTATCGCTCTTCACTCATCATAATGCTGGAAGAAGGAGAAGGCATAGCAGGCACGCTGGATTGTGCCTGTGGCATCATAGGAGGAGAAGGAGGCATAGGAGCACGCATACGAGGCATACGAGGCATACGAGGACGACGCATACGACGAAGTGCCGGACGAGCCATTTGTCCACTTTGTCCAGCCATCAATCCACCGAGTCGTCCAGCACCCGTAGGGCCAGCGTAGTTGGAGCGGGCACCATACCTTGCGTGCGGTGAGAACGGTGTGCGAACATTGCCCAAGATTTTACGGGCCTCGGATTGTCCTTTGTACTGCGTGTACTTCTGCGGGTCTTTGGATAGCGGTTGCTTGGTTTGAATACCACGGTGGCTCATCTCAACCGATAGGTGTGGCTTCATCAGCCCCGTCTTTTTGCCGCTTTTGATACCACGCATCTGTGCTTTGAAGCGGCGCATCGTTGCACCAGCCCCACCGCTCATACCACCCGGTGGTGTCTTGAATTGTCCAGTAGATGGACGAAACTGTTGGCGTGCCTCACGCCGTCGTCGCCCTGCAATTGAGCGTGGAGTTTCACGCTTAAGCAGGCTACTCCAAGCATCCTCCATCGGCTCGCTGGCATTCTTTGTTCTAAAATCATCATCGGGTTCACCCATTTGGGGGCCAATGAGTTGTCCGAGATAATTCAAATTAGTGTACAAACCTGCTATATTTGCGGCTACTTGAGCATGTGAAGGTGCATCACTGAGCATCCTCGTCATATCCGCATTTTGATGTTGGTCAAGGAATTGTTGTGGTACAGTATCCCCCTTACCTTGCATCATTGCATCCAAAACCAACAAAGAATTACGATGCTCCATTACCATGTCCATTGATGCCTGTGGATGAAGGTTTTCTTCGTGCATACCGCTTAGCGTTTCTGCATCTCCATGATGGTGGTTTTTGTAACCCATTGCATCCATCATTCCGCTGTTGACCAAGTTCTGTATCATTGGCGTTTCCATACCCATAATTTGGTCATACCACTCGTGATTGGGTGATTTGAATACCTCGTTTAAATTGAATGAAAACGGCTCTTCATCCTGCTTTAACAAACTACTCCAAGCATCTTCCATCGGCTCGCTCATGGCGATTGGGAGGCCGGGACTCATGGCTGAGCCTGTTCCACTCTTTGCCCCAGTAGC